GCCGATCGACTGGGCAGACATCGAGCGCGACTACAGCACGAGCCCCATGTCCGTAAGGGAAATTGCCCGATGGCATGGCGTGACGGAGGCCGCGATTCGCAAGCACGCCAAGAAGGCCAAATGGGTGAGGCCCGAGACGGCGCCCGGTTCGCAGCAGGAGCCGCGCACTCCACCCCCAGTCAAGGTCTACGTTGGGACGGTTCTGACCCCGGAGAACACGACCCCTGAGGCCATTGTCGACAGGGGTCGCGCGCTTGCCATGCGGATGCTCGATGAGTTGGACGCTTCCACGAGCATGATGGGCGAGTTGGAGACGCTGATCACCGCTGGCATCGAGGGCGACAACGACAAGCAGCGCGAGGCGGCCCTTGCGGCGGTCTCGTTGAAGACCCGGGCGGAGGTTCTGAAGTCGCTGGCAACCGCGACGAAGACCTTCGCTGAGAGCGGGGCTCCGGCGGGGATCAAGAAGCAGCGCCAGGAGGCCGGGGAGCGGGTCGCGAGGGGAGGGGGCAAGTTCGCCGCGCCGCCGCCGCCGAGGATCGTTCAATAGGTGGAGTGGTCCACCGCCTGCGTCGACTGGCAAGACCGGATTGTCGCCAGGCGCTCGCTGATCCCGTCACCACTGTTTGCCGATGAGGCCCGCGAGGCGCTGGAGGTCTTCAAGTCGCTGCGGATCGTGGACGCGCCCGGCAAACCGACTTTCGGTGAGGCGTGCGATCGGTGGGTGTTCGACTTCGTCTCATCGATCTTCGGCGCATATGACGCGGAGACGGGCAAGCGCCTGATCCGCGAGTTCTTCCTCCTGATCTCGAAGAAGAACTCCAAGTCCACCATCGCGGCCGGAATCATGCTCACCGCGCTGATCCGCAACTGGCGGCACTCGGCGGAACTTCTGATCCTGGCGCCGACCATCGAGGTTGCCCAAAACGCCTACAACCCGGCCCGGGACATGGTGAAGGAGGACGAGGAGCTGACCGACCTCCTGCATGTGCAGGACCACCTTCGAACGATCACGCACCGCGAGAACGGCGCGATGCTCAAAGTGGTGGCGGCCGACACCGATACGGTCTCCGGCAAGAAGGCGGGTCACATCTTCGTCGACGAGCTGTGGGTGTTCGGCAAGCGCGCCAAGGCCGATGCAATGCTCCGCGAGGCGACCGGCGGCTCTGTGTCGAGGCCGGAAGGGTTCATCATCTGGGCGAGCACCCAATCGGACGAAGAGCCGGCCGGGGTGTTCAAGACCAAGCTGGACTATTTCCGCGATGTGCGGGACGGCAGGATCGAGGACCCCCGCAGCTTGCCGGTGATCTATGAGTTCCCGGAGGCGATGGTTGAATCGGGCGAATATCTGAAGCCTGAGAACTTCTACATCACGAACCCGAACCTTGGCCGGTCGGTCGATCAGCGCTGGCTTGAGGATGAACTTCGCAAGGTCAGGGACGCGACCGGTGGCGAGAAGCAGGTCTTCCTCGCCAAGCACCTCAACATCGAAATCGGCCTGAAACTATCGAACAACCGATGGGCCGGTGCGGACTATTGGGAGGCCGCCGCCGACCCGACGCTTACGCTGGATGAGCTACTTCGGCGATCGGAGGTCTGCACGATTGGCCTGGACGGTGGCGGTCTGGATGACCTTTTCGGCTTGGCGGTCGTCGGCCGATGCAGGGAAACCCGAACCTGGCTTCTGTGGAACCGGGCCTGGGCGCATGACGACGTCCTTCAGCGGCGCAAGGACATCGCCAGCAAGCTGAAGGACTTCGAGCGCGACGGCGACCTGGTGATCTGCAAGGACCCGATGGCGCCGATCATCCAGGCGGCGGAAATCGTCGAGCGCGTATATCTGGCCGGCCTACTGCCGGAAAAGGACGGGGTCGGCCTGGACCCGGCCGGCGTCGCGACGCTGGTTGACGAGTTGGAAGACAGGGGCGTCGGGATCGGCCTGCAGGTCGCGGTGCGGCAGGGATATGCGCTTTCTCCCGCATCCTGGGGATCTGAGATCAAATTGAAGAATGGCTCCCTGAAGCACGGTGGCCGACCGATGATGGCCTGGTGTGTCGGAAACGCGAAGGTCGAGGTTCGCGGCGGCGCGGTTGTCATCACCAAGCAGTCGGCGGGACGGGCCAAGATCGACCCGCTGGTGGCGTCGTTCAACGCGATGATGCTGATGAGCCGGAACCCGTCGGCGAAGTCGGCTCCCAAATACCAAATGATCGTAATCTAGGAGGCCGGCATGAACCGAGCCTATTCCATGTTGGAGGCCAAGGCCTTCGATGACGACAAGCGTACCTTTTCCGGCTGGGCCACCACCCCCGCACCGGACCGCATGTCGGACACTATCGACCCGCTGGGCGCCAAGTTCCAGAACCCCCTGGTTCTGCTGCACCAGCACAATCACACGGCGCCCATCGGCTCCGTCCGGTTCGGTAAGCCGACTGCCAGGGGGATCGAGTTCGAGGCCCAAATCCCTGAGATCAAGGAGCCCGGCCCTCTGAAGGACCGCGTGGATACCGCCTGGGGCGAGATCAAGCACGGCTTGGTCCGCGCGGTATCGATTGGCTTTCGCCCGCTCAAGTACGCGTTCCGCGACGATGGTGGAATCGACTACCAAGAGATCGAAGTGCTGGAGCTTAGCAGCGTTTCAGTGCCGGCCAACGCGAGCGCCGTGATCATGGCGGTCAAGTCCATCGACGCCGGCCTGAGGGCCGCCGAGGGCGTGCCCGACCCCGAAATTCCGCCGACCCCCGAGAGCGAAGCCGCGCCTGGCAAGTCCGCTCATGTGGTGAAGCTGAACCCCCCGGCCCGCGACAGGGCCCAGCCTTTCGTCATCAACAAGATCAACCACCGCTAGGCGCTGCCGGCGGCTGGAAGGAACCACGACAATGCAAACCTACGCAGAGCAACGCTCCGCGTACGAGGCCACCCGCGCCTCGTCCGCCGCGCGCATGAAGTCCATCATGGACGAGTCGGCCGCCAAGGGTGAAACCCTGGACGCCGCTCAACAGGAAGAGTTCGACACCTTGGAGAAGGACATCGAGGCTGTCGATGCTCAGATCAAGCGGCTGAAGACCCTGGAAAGCCTGAACCTGGAGAAGGCCGTCGAGGTCAAGGGCGCCACCGCCGAAGAGGGCTCCAACGCCCGCTCCAGCGTGACCGTCCAGGTAAAGGGGACCAACGTCCCGGCCGGCATCGGCTTCGTTCGCCTGATGGGCGCCAAGTACCTGGCGCAGAAGCACTATCAGGCGCCCGCCGAGATCGCCAAGCAGATGTGGCCGGAGATGCCGGAGCTTCAGACCATCCTTCGGACGGCTGTCACCCCCGGCAACACCACGGACACCACCTGGGCCTCACCGCTGGTCGAGTACACCAATCTCGCCAGCGAGTTCGTCGATCTGCTGCGGCCGGCGACCATCATCGGCCGCATCCCCGGCCTGACCCGCGTGCCCTTCAACGTGAAGATTCCCCGCGCCACCACCGACCCGACCGTCAACTGGGTCGGCGAGGGTAAGGTGAAGCCGGTCTCCTCGATGGCGTTCGACTCGATCACCCTCGACCACACGAAGGTTGCGGGCATCGTGCCCATCACCGAGGAGCTGTTGCGCTTCTCGAGCCCCTCGGCGGAGATGCTGATCCGCAACGCGCTGGTCGCGGCCGTGGCCTATCTGACCGACCGGGACTTCCTCGACCCGACGAAAGCCGAAGCGGTGGGCGTGTCGCCGGCTTCGATCACCAACGGCGTCACCCCGATTACCGCCACCGGCACCACGGCCGACGCCCTGCGCGACGACCTCGGCACGCTGCTGTCGGAGTACGCGGAAGCCAACATGGGCCTTTCCGGCCTGGTCCTGGTGATGACGGCGCAACAGGCGATCAAGATCAGCCTGATGCGCAACAGCCTGGGTCAGAAGGAGTTCGACACCATCGGCATCGGCGGCGGCACCCTGGAAGGCATTCCGGTGGTCATCTCCGAGAACATCGTCTCCACCGGCGGCTCGCCGGTCGACGGTGGCCTGATCGTGGCGATCAACGCTCCCGAAATCCTGCTCGCCGACGACGGCCAGGTGAACGTGGACATGAGCCGCGAAGCCTCGCTGCAAATGGAGACCACGCCGGATAGCCCGGCGTCGGCCTCTACGGTCCTGACCTCGCTGTGGCAACACAACATGGTCGCCTTCAGGGCCGAGCGTATGATCCACTGGAAGGCCCGCCGCTCTGGCGCCGTTCAGTTCATCCAGAACGCCAAGTACCAGTAAGGGTCGGCCCGCGCCGGTTAGAGCCGGCGCGGGCGCCTCTGAGGAGACGCCTGATGAAACTGAAAGTTACAGCGCCGGACCTCCGGTGGAAGGGCGTCCGCATACTCAAGGGCGCACCGTTCGAGGCAAACACCGACCGAGAGCGGGAGCTAGCCGATCTGCTGGTGCGGATTGGCAAGGCGGAGGAGGTCAAGGGAGGCCCCGTCCGGCGCGCTCACGTCGAGGCTCCGACGGCAAAATCGTTGGAGTGGGTCGATCCCCGCCTCGACCACGACGGCAACGGCAAGCAGGGCGGCTCTGTCGCTGTCACGGCCGAGGAGCCTTTTGAAGACATGACCGACGACCAACTCCGCGAGTTCATCGAGAAGCGGGACGGCGAGAAGCCGCATTTCCGCCTTGGTCGGCCGAAGCTTCTGGCGCTCGCCAACAAGACCGACGATGCCGAGCCCAGGGTCGGCGAGTACAAGCACCGCGCCATGAGGGCTGAAGGCTCTGAATAAGGCCCTCGCCCGAATGCTGGCGGCTGTTGTCAGCCCTCCGGCAGTTATCGCATTCCTGGTGCTGTTTGCCGTCGTGAGCGCGGCGGTGGGCGTTTCGATGCTCGTGGGCACGGCGTGGACGCTGATCTTCCTGTCCGCCGTCGCCCTGACGATGGCCGTGTTGCTGGCGAGAGGGATGAGATGGCCGAACTCGTCCTCCTGACCGCCCTAGCACGGGGCTTGGGGCTCCAGAAGGCGGCGCCGCCTTCTTCGGTGGATACCAACCGGGGATGGTTCCCGGTAGTGCGGGAGCCATTCACGGGCGCCTGGCAGCGCAACGAGGAAATCCGCCTCGATACCTCGCTGTCCAACCCGGTTCTGTTCCGCTGCGTCTCGCTGATCTCCAGCGACGTGGCGAAGATGCGCTGTCGCCTTGTGAGGTTGGACGATGGCATCTGGACGGAAGCTGAAAACCCGGCGTTTTCACCGGTCCTCAAGCGGCCGAACCGTTATCAGAACCGCATCCAGTTCTTCACCTACTGGATGATCTCCAAGCTGACGATGGGCAACACCTACGTCCTGAAGCAGCGGGACAATCGCGGCGTGGTGACGGGGCTGTATGTGCTCGACCCAAGCCGCATCCGACCCCTGGTCGCCTCCGATGGCGCGGTGTTCTACGAGATCGCCGAGGATAACCTTTCGAATGTCGGAACTCAGGTAACTATCCCCGCGAGCGAGATCATCCACGACCGCTGGAACACGATGTTCCATCCGCTCGTCGGACTATCTCCCATCTACGCCTGCGGCCTGTCCGCGTGGCAGGGCCTGGAGATCCAGAGCGCCTCGACGAAGTTCTTCAAGAACGGCAGCCGGCCGAGTGGGATTCTCACGGCGCCGGGCGCGATCACCGATGAGACCGCGCAGCGCCTGAAGGACACCTGGGAATCCAACTACGGCGGAGTGAACTCCGGCAAGGTGGCGGTCCTGGGGGATGGGCTGCAGTACGAGCAGATGGCAATGACCGCCATTGACGCTCAGCTGGCCGAGCAACTGAAACTGTCGGCGGAGACGATCTGCGGAGCCTACGGGGTGCCTGCCTACATGGCCGGTGTCGGACCGGCCCCGCTGAACAATAACGTTCAGAGCCTCGCTCAGCTCTACTACAGCCAGTGCATCCAAATTCACTCCGAGTCCATTGAAGAGTGCCTCGATGAGGGTCTCGGCTTGCTGGACAAGAAGGACGGGGTTCGCTGGGGCGTCGAGTTCGACATTTCCGACCTCCTGCGCATGGACAGCGAGACCCAAGTGCGGACACTTCGCGAAGGAGTCCAGGGGGCCATCTACAAGCCGAACGAAGCGCGTAAGGTGATGAACCTGCCCCCCGTCACGGGCGGGGATAGCGCCTATTTGCAACAGCAAAACTTCAGCCTGGAAGCCCTGGCCAAGCGAGACGCGCAGGATGATCCGTTCTCGCCGTCGAAGGCCGAAACGCCGACTGCGGAGCGTGTCCCGGTACCGGCCAACGATGATGTTCAGGCCAGGGCATTGAGCGCCCTGTTCCAGAAGGAACTTCGGGAGGCGCTATATGCATGACCCGAAGGATCTGGCGTTGGCGATGGCGCCGGTGGTGCGTGAGTTCGTCACCGCTGTAACGGGTCCGCTGCTCAAGCGGATCGAGGAGCTAGAGGCGCGGGAGATTCCCAAGGCGCTCTCCGCTGACGACATCGACCAGCAGGTCAGGTTCTATCTGGCGGCCAATCCGCCCGCCGCCCCGATGCTGACGCAAGACATACTCGACCAAATGGCGGACCTCGCCAAGGCTGCTGCGATCACGCTTGAGGACGTTCAGCCGATCATCGACGACGGCGTCGCCAGGGCCGTTGCGGACCTTCCCGCGCCCAAGGACGGTTCGTCCGTCACCTTGGACGATGTGCGGCCTGTGATCGAAGAGGCCGTCAAGGCCGCCGTCGCCGACATTCCGGCCCCCAAGGACGGTGCGTCGGTCACCACCGAGGATGTGCAGCCGCTTATCGCCGAAGCGATCGCCAAGGCCGTTGCTGAACTTCCCCGGCCGAAAGACGGCGAGTCTGTAACCACGGACGACGTTCGTCCTATGATCGAGGAAGCGGTCAAGGTCGCGGTGAGCAGCATTCCGACGGCGAAAGACGGAACCTCCGTCACGGTGGAGGATGTCGCCCCGCTTATTGAGGAGCAGGTCAGCAAAGCCGTAGCCGCAATCCCAATCCCGGAGAAGGGCAAGGACGCCGATCCCGAGGAGGTGGCCCGGTTGGTCGCAGAGACCGTCGAACGCGCTGTGGCGGCGCTCCCTGAGCCCAAGGACGGCCAAGACGCGGACATGGAGGCCCTCGCCAAACAGGTGGATGCTCTGGTCGCCGAAAAGATGGCCGAAATCCCGGTTCCGCAGGACGGCAAGAGCGTCACGGTCGAGGACGTTGAGCCGGTGCTTGCCGAGCTGGTCCAGCGCGCCGTCGCTGAAATCCCGGCCCCCAAGGATGGCGTCGGCCTGGCAGGAGCACTTATCGACCGCGACGGGCAGTTGGCTGTGACCCTAACCAACGGCGAAACGCTGCAGTTGGGCAATGTCGTCGGCCAGGACGGGATCGACGGCAAGAATGGCGATCTCGGCCTCGGCTTCGACGACATGGAGGTCAACCTTCACGAGGACGGTCGCACGGTTGTCCTGAGTTTCGCTCGCGGAGATGTCCGGAAGGCCTTTGAGATCGGCTTCCCGGTGGTGTTGGATCGCGGCGTCTTCAAGGACGGCCAGACCTACGAGCCGGGCGACGGTGTGACTTGGGCCGGCTCCTGGTGGATCGCGCAGGAAAAGACAGAGAGCAAGCCGGGCACTGATCCGACGTGGCGCCTCGCAGTCAAGCGCGGCCGGGACGGCAAGGACGCAAAATGAGCGTTCGGCTCGTCACCGCACCGGGCTCCTACCCGGTCACCATCGAGGAGGTGAAGACCCACCTTCGCGTCGATCACGACGAGATGGACGATCATATCGACCTGCTTATCCAGGCCGAGACCGCCTATGTCGAGGACTTCACAGGGCGCAAGCTGGTCCCGCAGACCTGGGACTTCTTCACGGACGCCTTTCCGACCGATGGGCCGCTCGGCCTGCCCCTGCCGAAGGTCAATTCGGTGGTGGTGTACTACCTGGACGCAGACGGTGAGGAGCAGGCCCTAGATGCGGACCTCTACGTTGCCGATGTGGACAGTGAGCCCGCTCGGATAGGACTGGCGGCTAACGCCTCCTGGCCCACGGTCTACGCCGGGCTCAACGCAGTTCGGGTCCGGATGACGGTGGGCAATGAGGAGGCCGGTTCTTCGCCGCCTACGCCTGATGTGCTGGCGGATATGAAGCTCGCGATCATGCTTCGGGTTCAGGCCAGCTTTGATGGCGGGGACTCCGCAAGGGGCCTTCGCGAGACGGCGGAAAACTACCTTCGTCGGCGCCGGGTTCACCTCGCCCTTGCCTGAATGGCCGATCTGGGAAGCGGCGGCGGTCATCGCCTCCGGTCCCTCTACGAAACGGGAAGACGTAGAAAGCCTGAAGGGTCGCCTCCCGGTCCTGGCGATCAAGAGAAACGTGGAATTGGCCCCGTGGGCGGACGCCGTCTACGGCTGCGATTACCCTTGGTGGAGGGCGGTTCGCGGGCTGCCTGACTACAAGGGCCTGAAGCTCGCATTCGCCCCCAAGGCGGTGGAGCAATACGGGCTGAAACCGGTGCTGATCCCTGAGCACGCCAAGTCGGACAAGCTGAGATTTGAAACGACGGGGACCGTGGGCGGCGGCGGCTGTTCGGGGTTCCAGGCCTTGAACCTGGCGGTTCAGTTCGGGGCCAAGCGGGTCCTTCTTCTCGGCTTCGACTGCCAGGATCGAAGCGGGGTTCACTGGTACGGGCGCAACAACGCTCCGGGCATGAGCAATCCGTCACAGAACAACTTCGCACGGTGGAAGCGGTCGTTTGGAAACGCTGCGGAGCAGCTGAAGGGGAGGGTCGAAGTGGTCAACGCCTCGCCGATCAGCGACCTGAAGTGCTTTCCGAAGGGAACGGTCGCGGAGACCTTGGCGAGGTGGGGCCGGTGATCTTTATCGGCTGGGATCCCCGCGAAGAGACCGCCTGGAAGGTAGCGAAGGCTTCTGTCGAAAAGCACCTTTCCCGGCCGGTTCCGGTCAGTTCTCTGTGTCTGGAGGAGCTTCGCGAGGCTGGCCTTTACCGCCGTCCGACGGAGACGAGGGACGGACGGCTTTGGGACGTGATCTCCGGCGCTCCGATGGCTACTCAGCACGCCTGCGCCCGGTTCCTGATTAAGGAATTGGCCGGGTCGGGGTGGGTGGTCTTCATGGATGGCGACGTGCTTGTGAGGGCGGACCTCGCGGAGCTGATCGACACCCTGGACACGTCGAAAGCGGTCTACTGCGTCAAGCACCGCCACGAGCCCACAGCGACCGAGAAGATGGATGGGCAGGTTCAGACCCGCTACTTCCGAAAAAACTGGTCGAGCATGATGATCATAAATTGCGATCACCCGGCCAACTCAAAGCTCACGGTCGAGCTGGTCAATACGGTTCCGGGCCGCGACCTCCACGCCTTTTGCTGGCTTGAGGATGACGAGATCGGCGCTCTGGACACAGGGTGGAATTACCTCGTGCCCACGGACGTCAAGATCGCCCACTTCACCGAGGGTGTGCCGGACATGCCGGGATACGAGCAACAGCCCTTTGCCGACGAATGGCGGGAGTTCGCCCGTTGGGTTTAGGCGACCAGTTGATGGCTTCGGGAATGGCAAGGGGCGCCAAGGCCAGGGGCAAGCGGATCGCCTTCGGGGATGGCCGGCGTGTCATCTGGGACAAGCACAGCGACATCATCTTCCGCGACAACCCGAACATCGCCCGCCCCGGAACGGAACGGCGGACGGATATCGAGTGGGTCCATTACTACAAGGGGTCGCGGATCTATAACCGCCAGGACGGCGACCGGTGGGTCTGGAACATGGACTTCCGCGCCACGCCTGGGGAAATCTACCAAACCCAAGGGGAGAAGCAGGACGGCCGCCGGTTCGGCGCTGGATTCGTCCTGATCGAACCGAACGTCGAGGACTGGAAATCGAGCGCCCCGAACAAGGATTGGGGGCTGGAGAAGTACCAGGCTCTCGCCAACAAGCTGAAGGGCCGGCTGCTGCAGTTTTCGCACGGCAAGCGCCGGCTCAGGGGTGTGGAGACCATCACCGCCAAGGACTTCCGGGACGCGCTGGGGATCATGGCGAACGCCCGCCTCTACATTGGCCCCGAGGGCGGATTGCACCACGGCGCGGCGGCGATGGGGACCAAGGCGGTGGTTCTGTTCGGCGGGTTCATTCCGCCCCAGGTGACCGGCTACGAGACCCACGAGAACCTGACGGGTGGCGCGGAGGCCTGCGGCTCCCTGAAGCCCTGCGATCACTGCCGAAAGGCGATGGACAACATTTCGGTGGAGGAAGTCTTGGCTGCGGTGAAACGCCTGGATGGCTGAGTACAAGGTGCAGCGCCGCGTCGCTGGCGAACACGACTTCCGCCTCGACGGCATGGCCGATCTGCTTCATCGGGCGCGGGGCGTGTCGGTGCTCGACATCGGCTGCAACCGGGGCATGGTCGGGCTTGAGTTTGCCCGAAACGGGGCGAACAAGGTCCACGGCTTGGATATCTATGAGCCGGGCATCGCGGCGGCTCGGGAGGTGTTTGCCGACATCCGGTCGGTGGATAGCCGCTTCGAAGTCTGCGACCTCACTCGTGGCCCGGAGCATCTTCCCCTGACAGGGAACTACGACATCGTCCTCTGTCTGGCCACCTACCACAAACTGAAGCGAGTCATGGCGGCTGACGCCTTGAGCAGCCTGTTCGTCCAATTTGGGTCGATGACCAAGGGCTACTTCGGCTGGCGGGCGACGTCCGACAAGCCCGATGAGAACGATCAGGAAATGAAGGCCCTGGACAGGGACCTGGGCGACGCCGGCCTGCGGCGCATTCACACCTCCTACATCAGCACCGAGCTGGGCGTGGCGGCGATATGGGCGAGGGTTTGATGGGCCGATACCTGACGGACGCCGCGCAGGACCCGACGGAGATCGCGGCGTTCTGCGATCTGCTGAGGCGCGAGGGCGTCACCTCCTATCTGGAGATCGGCTCCAAGTTCGGCGGCTCGCTCTGGCAAGTCGCGACGGCCCTTCCGAAGGGCTCGCGCATCGTCTCGGTCGACCTGCCGAGCGGAACCAAGGCATGGACGGCCAGCCGATCGTCCCTGGGCGCCTGCATCGAGGAGCTGAATCGGATCGGCTATGACGCCCAGGTCATCTGGGGCAACAGCATGGACCCGGCGATCATTGAACAGGTGCGCGAGCGGGGTCCCTACGACGCAATGCTGATCGACGCAGATCACCGCTGGGACCGGACAAACCCGGCCCCGAACGGCGTCCAGGCCGACTTCCTGAACTACGGGCCGATGGGCCGCATCGTCGCCTTCCACGACCTGGCTTGGCGCCGAGCGCCGGATTGGGTCGGGACGCGGATCGACGTTCCGGAGTTCTGGGCGTCGATCAAGGATGATTATCGGCACGAGGAAATCATCCTCTGCCCGACCAAGAAAAACAACGGCATTGGGATTTTGTGGAGGGACGCTGATGCCGGAGCGTGATGAGCCCCCCGAATTGGCGCTGCCGTCCTTCCGGGAGGCGATCACCAACCTTCTTTTCAACTGGTTCGGCGTTCTGTGGCGCTGATCGTCTCGACGTGGTCGTGGGGCTCCAAGTACGGCCCTGAGTACCTTGAACGCCTGAAGGCCGGCGTAGCCCGCAATCTGTCCCTGCCCTACGAGTTCCGGGTCTTTCATCCTGAGCCGGAGGACATGCACCTCACGGCCATTCCGGGCTGTTTCGCCAGGCTTCGCGTTTTTGATCCGGAGTGGCAGGCACGGCAGGGGATCAACGAAGGCGACCGGATCGTCTGCCTGGACTTGGATCTCGTCGTCACCGGCGTCCTTGACGATCTTTTCTCGCGTCCGGAGCACTTCGCCATCCTGTCGGGAGTGAACAGCGCCAACCCATGCTGGGCCAACGGGTCGGTCTGGTGGACAACGGCAGGCTATCGGCCGGACGTTTGGTCTGATTTCAGCTTAGAGGCGGCGAACAAGCTGCTGGCGTATGAATTTGCGGACGACCAGCTTTGGCTTGCGGACAAGCTGCCAGACGCGGGCCGGATCACGTTAGAGGATGGCGTGTACGCCTTCCAAAAGCCCGGCTGGCCCAAGGGCGAGGCTCTACCGAGGAACGCCCGCATCGTCGCGTTCCCGGGCTGGCGAGACCCAAGCGGCTGGACCCATCTGCCCTGGATCAAGGAGCATTGGCGGTGATCCATCCCCAGGCCGTGGTTGATGGCCAGAACGAGGACGTGACGATCTGGCAATTCGCTTCGGTCATCCGGGGTGCAGTGATCGGGCGTGGCTCAAGCATCGGGGCCTGCGCCATCGTTGACGGCGCAAGGCTGGGTGAGCGGGTGAGGGTCGGACACGGCGCCAGCATTCACCCGGGCGTCTGGATCGGGGACGACGTGTTCATCGGTCCTGGGGTAGTTGCCTGCAATGACCTGAACCCGAGGGTCGGGGGCGGTTTCGATCTGCAAGCCTTGCTGGACGGCAAGGTGGTGGTTCGCATCGAGGACGGCGCCAGCATCGGGGCGAACTCAACGATCCTGCCGGGCGTGACCATTGGTAAGCGGGCCATGATCGCGGCCGGGTCCCTCGCCACCGCCGACGTGAAGGATGACGAGCTGTGGCTTCAGCGGCGGCCGAACGGCGACGGACGGTTGATGTCGCCCCTGCCGGTTCCGCCCGGCGGCCTGTAGTGCTCACCGTCGCTACCTGTTTCTGGCGCCCGAACGAGCACAGCGCAGAGGCCAGCCGCTGCTACACCGAAGAGTGGGTCAACCGGCTAGCTCGTGGTTTCAAGCGCAACCTGACGATCCCGCATCGGTTTGTGGCTCTGACGGATCGGCCCTACCAACTGGACTGCGACCAGGAGCTTCTATCAACCGACAAGCCGGACTGGTCCTGCATGATTGAGCCCTTCCGTATCGAGGGGCCATTGATCGTGGTCGGGCTGGATACGGTGATCATCGGCAACATCGACCAGCTGGCGGAGTGGTGTTTCACGAGGGACCGGATGGGCCTGCCCAGGTCGCCGGGCAAGGACTACGTCTGCAACGCCATCGCGCTAGTTCCCGAGGGGTATAAGCAAGTCTTTATGTCGTGGTCGGGCGAGAACGACATGGAGTGGTTGCGGACCTTCCCGCACGACTTCATCGACGATGATTTTCCGGGCTGGGTTTCTTCCTACAAGTGCGACATCCGCCCGAACGGCCTGGGGGAAACCCGCGTCGCGTACATGCACGGCAGGCCAAAAATGCACGAGATCAACGAGCCTTGGGTTCGGCAGCATTGGGTTTGAGCGCTGCGGCGGCGAGGGACTCAAACCCTCAATACGCCGGTCCTTCGGTATCACCATTCCGCCCGGCTCGCCGATTGCTCGACTTTCGCGTCTGTCAGTTAGGTGCGTTTTCCGCCAGCCGCCGCAGCGCAGGAAAGGTATCACTTGCGGCTTGAACCGGCAAACACGGCATTCTTCCGTCCCAACGGCTTGAGCGCCTTCAAGGTCAGGCTTTTCGACAGGGTTGGGGCCGCCATCCAAGCTGCCGGCGGCGCCTATGTGAAGGGCGACTTCGAGCTTCTGGACCACAAGGTAAGCAAGGGCCGCATTCCGATAGTCGGCTGCACGCCGGAGCTTCGGCCCTACATCAACCGATGGAGGGAGGAAGGGCGGACGTGGGTCTACTGGGATCGGGGCTATAATCGCCGGGTCTTTGCCACGGACCTGCCAACAGGAACGGACGGGGGCTACTACCGCTGGCAGGTCAACGGCTACCAGATGCGCGAGATCAGGGATGTCCCTGCCGACCGCTGGCGGGCCGCTGCAACGCCGTTGTGGCCCTGGTCAAAGAACGGCCGACACATCGTGGTCGCCGAGCCCTCGCCGACCTATCAGCGCTTCCACCGGATCGAGGGCTGGACGGAGCGGACGCTAGAGGCCCTGAAGGCCATCACAGACCGGCCCATCGTGGTCCGCGACAAGGAACAGCAGCGGTTCGGACGCAAGCTGCATGAGGATTTGAAGGGCGCCCACTGCCTCGTCACCCACGGCTCTAACGCGGCGGTGGAGGCGGTCATCATGGGTTGCCCGGTGTTCGTTCACCCCGACAGCGCCGCCTCCCTGGTGGGGCGAACCGATTTCGATATCGAAAACCCGATCTACCCCGACCGCGAGCCCTGGGTTCGGTCGCTTGCCTACTCACAGTTCAACGAGCGCGAGCTGATCGACGGCACCCTGTGGCGGCTGCTTGGAGGCCCAAATGACTGACACCGAAATGAAGGCGCCAACGATGAGGGTTCGATTTCTCCGCGACTACGACTACGTTCCATCGGGAGCGCCCCGCTCCATCGTGGCGTACAAGGCGAACACAAAGCCGACCGTGAAGCGCGAGGCCGGCGAGGCCGCCATCGCCAACGGTGCGGCTGTCGAAATCGCCCCGCCGAAGCGCGTCCGTGGCCGCACCTAAGTCCCCCGGCGACCTCAGGCAGCGCATCACCTTCCAGCGCCGCCTGACGGCGTCCGACGGCTACGGCAATCATCAAGGCGACTGGGCGGACCTGTTCACCCGCTGGGCAAGCATCAACCCTACGCGGGGTGGCGAGGAAATCCAGGCCGGGCGGATCGCTGGCAAGGCCACCTGGGATTTGTGGATGCGCAATGACGGCCAGGGCCGGGAGGTGGTGACCGGGGACCGGGCCATCGACCAGCGCGACAAGACGCGGACGTTCAACATCGTCTTCGGGCCGGTGGATATGTACGGGGATGGCAAGTTCTTGTTCTGCCAACTCCAGTCCGGTGTCGCTGATGGCTAGTGGCGTTGAGGGCGTTGAGCGGCTGATGGCCAAGTTCGCAAAAATGCCCTCTCGTGTTCGGGCGGCGATGAAGCGGAGCGTCGATAGGAACGCGGACTCCCTAGTATCGCAGATGCGTGCCATCGCTCCGGTATCTGCCGACGGGGATCATCCCGGCCGCCTTCGCGACAGCATCCGTAAGGAAGAGGGCAGGCTGGGTGATGTGTCGGCGGTGGTCTTGGTTGACGCCAAGGACGAGAACGGAAAGCCCTATGCTGCGCACGTTGAGCTTGGCCACGCCGCTGTCGACGGGTCTCAAGTTCCTGCCGAGCCGTTCTTCTACCCCGTGGTCCGGATCAATCGGAAGAAGATCAAGCGCAGTATCGCCAGCGCTGTCAGCCGAGCAGTGAAGGCAGACGCCAAGGGGGCGGCATGAGCAGCAGCTACGCCGCCACCGCCGCCCTCGCGGTCCAGGGCGCTATTCACACGGCTATGCTGGCTTCGACGGCCTTGCGGGCCATCCTGGGCAATCCAGTTAGGATTTATGATCGCGTCCCCAGCGACCCCGATAAGCCCGTGTTTCCCTATGCCAGCTTCGGCCCTATCCAGGGCTTGGACGGCGGCGATACCTGTCACGTTGGCGCAGAAGTCTTCGTTCAGATCGACGTCTGGTCTCGGAAGGTCGGACGGGTAGAGGCTCAACAGGCCGCTGCGGTCATCGCTTCCCTTTTGGATGACGAGATCACTGTCACCGGCTTTCAATTGCTCGTCCATGAGATGCGGGACGTCCTGATCCAGACCGGCAGGGACGGCCTAACCACGCAGGCGATCATCCGCCTTCGCTACGAACTGGCTCCGACCAGCTGACCATTCCGGCTTTGACCGGCTTTCGCCGCCCTGCGGTTTCACTAGGAGCGCCACTATGGCTCAAGTTGACGTCGTCAACGGCGAGAAGCTGTTGATCATGATTGGAGACGGGGCTTCGCCCGAAGTCTTCTCCCACCCCTGCTTGATCAATACCGATCGGGGAATTTCCTTCTCTTCGTCGCTGACCCAGGAGCTGATCCCCGACTGTGACTCCCCGGAAGATCCGGCCTGGCAGTCGGCGGAGAAGGACGGCCTGTCGGCCAACATCAACGGCGCCGGCATGCTCGACGTCGCCAGCATCGAGGAGTTCTACGACTGGTTCACCTCGCCCGACACGAAGAACGTCAAGGTGAAGGTGGACAAGACCGGCGGCTCCACCTGGACCGGAGCCTTCCACCTGACCGAGTTCTCGATCTCGGGGACCCGGAAGAGCAAGGCCACAGCCAGCCTGACCTTGGTCAGCGACGGTGAAGTGACGCGGGCCGACAACGCCTAATGAGCCGCTCAGCCAAGATCAGCGCGGTATTCGGCGACGGCATCCACGACTTCCGGCTGCGCATCGGCGAACTCGAAGAGCTGCAAGAGCGCTGCGACGCCGGGCCTGAAGAGATCCTGTTTCGGCTCATGAACGCCACATGGCGCATCGCCGACGTCAGGCAAACGATCCGCCTTGGCCTGATCGGGGCCGGGATGCAACCGACTCCCGCCCTGATCTTGGTGGAGCGCTACGCTGCCGAGGGAAGCCTGGGGGAGTGGAAGTCCCTTTGTATCAACATCATCGCTGCCGCGATTGATGGCGCTCCCGACGAGGACAAGCCGCCGGGGGAGGGGAAGGGGGAGACGGCGACCTCCCCAGAAGAAAAATCCGGTTCGCCCGGCTCTACGCCATCGGGGGCAAGCTCGGATACGCCCCGGAAGCGGTCGCGGAAACGAGCCTCTGGCGCTTGATGGCCGCTTTTGAAGGCTGGCGCGAGGCCAACCAGCCCGGCGGCCCGGAAGCCCCCACCGAGCGTGAGTTCGAAGATGCGGTTGCCCGGCATATGTCGCCGGATCAGGAGGCTTAATGGCTGACGAAATTGAGCGTCTCCTGGTCCGCATCGAGGCGAACGCGACCCAATTTGAAGCCCAGATGAAGAAGGTCAACCGCACCCTCTACGGTGTGGAGGCGACCAACAAGCGCACGTTCGAGCGGATGAAGCGGGACGCGGCGCAGGCGGGGCAGGAACTTGGCCAAATGCTGGGGGCCGGGTTCGGCAGGGCGTCATTACTGGCCGGCGCCGCTCTGGCCGGCATCAGCGCCTACGCAATCAGGCTGGCGTCGGATGCGGCCGAAATCCGCGATGCCTTCCAAGTCGCGTTCAAGGACTCTGCACAATCAGCGCGCCAGTTTGCCGAGGCGCTGGCGGGTAGCCTTGATCGCGACTCTGTCCCAATGCTGGAGTCGATGACCCGGCTTCAACTGGTCATCACCGGCACTGGGGTTGCGGCAGAAAAGTCGACAGAACTGGTGAAGAGCCTGACGGCCCGGGCGGTCGACGTGGGGTCTCTGTTCAACGTCGAAGACGCCGAAGCCTACCGGGCCATGATCTCCGGCCTGACCGGCGAGACGGAGCCGCTGAAGCGCTTTGGCGTGGTGCTCAATGAAGCTGCCGTGAAGACTGAACTGCTGCGACTGGGCTTCAAGGGCAACACTTCGGCGGCCAGCGAGGCAGCGAAGACCATCGCGCGCGCCAACATCATCCTGGAGAAAACTTCTGTCGCCCAGGGCAACGCTGCACGCACGGCGGGTAGCGCGGCCAACTCCGCCAAGGCGATGAAGGATCAGTTCAACATTGCCGCCCGCGACCTCGGCGAAATCCTCCTACCGCATGTGACGAAGGCCATGCAGGAGGTGACGAAGCTCGTCAAAGCCTTCAACGACATGCCGAGCGGCGTCCAGATCGCCGGCCTGGCGATCCTAGCCTTCGTAGCGGCCGGTGGGCCGATTGCTGCGCTGCTCGGCAGCCTCGGCAAAGTCATCAAACTCGCCGGGATGGCTCGGGCCTCGCTGATGGGCCTTACGGGGGCCAACGCCGCCGCTGGAGGCTCCGGCCTGATCGGGGCGGCGGGGGTCGGGGGCACGTTCGGAGCGCCACTTGCCGTGGCCGGTGCTGGTGGCTTCGCCCTATGGCAGTCCAACGAGCAGGAGAAGCGCTACGAAGGCATCATGAAGAACCTCGGCCGGGCTTCGGAAGAGGATCTTGCGTTCGCCTTGGGCTATACGGATTCGAACCTGGACCGCGCCACCCGCACGAGCCGCGTCGCGGCTGGCGCTCAGCGTCGGAGCAGGTTCACCAGCGACCGGGGGCGGCTCCTAAGGGAGCAGATGGAACGCGGCCTGCAACCCGGCAACGTGTTCAATCCGGATGGCATCCGTTCGACGGAAGCCTCGCGGTTTGACCTTCCGCCGGAGCTGCTGAGACCGACAAGTGGCTCGTCCGGTGGCGGGCGCGGGAAGACGGGTCCGACCAAGGAGGAGCTTGCGGCCAAGGCCGAGGAGCTACGCCTTGAGCAGGAGTTGGAGCGCGCCCGGGCGTCTGGCGATGCGACCCGCATCCAAGCCGCCGAAACCGAACAATGGCTGAAGGATCGTACGGCGAAGTACGTCGCAACCGGACGCAGCCAAGCCGACGCGGAGATTCTCGCCCTTACGGACAAGATTGCCCTCAACCGGGAAGAACTGGCGCTGGTCGAGCGGCTGGCGAGCGTAAAGGCTGCCACTTTCGAGGCGGACCCTCAACTGATCGACTTCGGCCTTGCCGAGGCGGCGGAAGGCATACAGGCCAACGAAGACGAGATGCGCGAGACGTTCCGCCGTTCGTTTGGCGATGGCGTCCGCGCGGCGCTGCAGGGCGACCTCGACGGCTATTTCATGAGCCTGGCCGACAGGTTCTCCAACCGCCTGATCGACAATCTCAGCGATCAACTTTTCGACCTGCTGAACAACTACTCCAAACAGCAGCAGGGCAGCGGAAGCGGCAACTGGTTCTCGTCGGCCCTGTCCTGGCTGGGAACGAACCTGTTCAGTTCGGGCAGTTACGCGGGCGGCTTCGCCGGTGGAGGAGATTTCCCCTCGGGCAAATGGGCCACCGTGGGCGAGCAGGGTCCAGAGGCGCTCTACGCCAAGCCCGGCGGCGGGGTGAAGGTGCTCTCCAACGGCGCGCTTCGCGCCATGCGTAGCGCGCGGCCAGCGCAGGGCGGTGGTGGCTCGGCTCCCATCCTGCAGTTCGACTTGCGAGGCGCCGTGATGACGGAAGACCTGGTCAGCCAGATGAACGCCATTGGGAACGTCGCCCTGCAGGGCGGCGCGATGATGGGCGGCGCGCAGGCGGCGGCGGCGTCGGCGCGGGCAAGCGCCCGCAAGCAAGCAACGACGATCCCTCGATGAGCTTCATCGCCTTGCCGGTGACGGCCATTCCGAAAGACAGCCTCGAATGGGCCATCGTTGGGGGTGGTGGGTTGCTGACCCCGCTTGTGGGCGGTGTGGAGCAATTCGCGGCGCGCATGGGCGACAAGTTCGCCGTCGGGGGTGTTCTCGGGACTATGGAGGCCACTTGCGCCAAGGCTTGGATCGCTGCCCTGTTGGCTCAACGGCGCGGCACTCCGGTGCGCTGGACCCTGCCGTCTCCCTACGGGATGACCGCCGGAACACCGCTCGTGAAGGGCGCGGCTCAGACGGGTTCGACGCTGGATATCGATGGCGTCACCGCCGGTCTCACCATCCCAGCCGGGACGCCGTTCAATATCCATGACGGCAGCGGCCGACCGTACCTGCACTTCACCAGCCAAGCGGTGACGGCGAACGGTTCGGGCGAAGCTACGCTGACATTCACCCCCATGATGCGCGTCAGCCCGGCAGACAACAGCGCCGTGGAGTTCGCCTCGCCGAAGCTGGAGGGGTGGATGAACGAGGTGGGGGTGAGCTGGTCACTTCGGCGGCTCCGTTTTCACACGGTTCCCTTCTCAATCCGGGAGGCCCGATGACTCCTGAAATGGAAGCAGCCTATGACGGCTATGGCTTCATCGAATGGGCGGCGCTGAAGATCGAGTTTCCGGACCGGACGGTCAGGCTGCTGGAGCGGTCTGGCTATCTGGACTTGGGCGGCTCTGAGGTCTTCACCGGGGAAGACGCTGTCTATGGAACCTGGGTCACGGGGGATGACATTGGCGATGGGGTCGACGGTGAGGCTCCGCGCTTTCAGTTCACCCTTGCTGTTCCCGATGCAACGACGGCGCAAGCGCTGATCGCGGGGGACCGGCAGATGAGCCCGGTCACGGTGCTAACGGGCCTGGTCGATCCAATGACGGGCGAGCCGTTGCCGGGCTGGGAAACCGAGTTCGTCGGCTTCTTCGACGTTGCCCGACGACACACTGCCTATGGGGAGGGCGACCTGGTCGAATGCGACAGCTTCTCCGTCTTTGAGCATCTGATGGAGAACGCCGAAGGGGTCCGCCTGAACGGCGCTTGGCACAAGGAACGGTATCCAGCCGAGTTGGGCCTGGACCATATCGTCGATATTGAGAAAACCTTGCCGTGGGGCACCGGCGGCGCGAACAGCGGTTTCAGCGGCAAGGGCAAGAATGACGGCCCCTGGTGGACGGAGGGTTTCTCGCCGCTCACTCGCTACGCGACCCGCTCATCCGGGACCTTCGGCCAGCTGTTCAACCCCGCCATTCAGGCGGCGACGCACTTCCGCCAGATGCGGCAGATCAAGAACGGATGACGCACCCAGCGATCCGGCGGCAACAGGCCGCGCAAGCCGTTCTCGACCAGTTCAAAGGGCGCCAGATCGATTACCGGGATGTCGACTGTGGACGCATGGCGAAGGCGCTCCTTCTGGCCATGGGACACAAGCCCCGATGGGCTCGGTTCAGCGGCTACACGACCGAGCGCGGAGCCGTCCTGAAGCTGAAGCGGGCCGGCTTCAACGACGTGGCTGCAGTAGTTGATGACCTGGGGTTCCCCCGTGTCCCCTTCAGCATGGCGATGCGGGCCGATCTGCTTGGGTTCCCCGATGGGGGCTGGACGGCGTTAGGGGTGGCCATGGGCGGTGGGAAGTTTCTGGCGGCCCGGGGATCTGATCAGGTGTTCGAGGTTGGCGGCGATCTGCCGCCGCACTTGATGGATCAAGCCTTCGCCTGGCGGGTGGAGCCGCGCTGATGGGAGCGTTGGCGGGTGTGTTCTCCAGCGCCGTGAACTGGGTCGGAGGGATGTTCTCCGGCGGCGCGGCCGGTGGTGTCGGCGCTGGCAGCGTTGGCGCAGGGACTACGAACGCCATGGTGAGCGGCTTCGCATCGGCGGCGGGCAGTTCAGGGTTCATCGGCCAGGTCGCCAATACTGCGTTTCAGCTTGCGCTCTCGTCGGCTCTCTCAGTGGCCTTTCAGCCAAATCTTGCCAGCTCTGGCGGGCAGACGATCAAGTGGCGCCCCGACCCGAACGCAGGCGTTCCCTACGTGCTGGGTAGAACGGCTACGGCCGGCGCTCCGGTCTATAAGAATGTCTACGGCGGGGAGAAGGCTCGCCACTACCGAACGGTCAACGTCCTGTCGGTCGGTCCTATCGAGGGGATCGAAGCGCAGTTCATGAACGACGTTGACACCACGTTCAACGTCAACCGGAACGCAGTCGGCTATTACAACGACCTGATGTGGTTCGACTACAAAGTCGGCAACATCACGGAGTCGGCGCACACCCTTTCCACGCCGCCGTTTACGCCCGATCCCGATACTGTCTTCACGACGGACCACAAGATTTCGGGGCTGGCGACCTACCAGCTGATCATGCGCTACGCGGCGCTGAAGTATTCCACCGGGCCGGCCACGCCGCTCATGGTGACGCTTGGGCCGGCTGTATACGACCCGCGAGAGGACAGCTCTGTTCCTGGGGGATCGGGATCGCAGGACTCGACCGACCCTGACACCTGGTCGTTTACGGGGCGAAGCAATCCCTTCCTGCAGGCCATCACATGGTCGCTCGGGATCAAGGGGTGGGACGGATCGAGCAGCCCTGGCCAGTGGGTGACGCTGTTGGGCGCGGGAATGCCCATTGCCGGCATAGACACGGCGGCCTTCATGGAGGGGGCCAACGTCTGCGAGACGAACGGCTGGACCTGCGGCGGCGTCGCGCTCTCCACGGATGCGAAGTACACGGTGCTGGAGCAGATGCTTCGCGCCGGTGGCGGGCGACCGATCCCGATGGGCGGGAAAATGTCGGTCATGGTGCAGGCGCCGAGGGTGTCTATCGCCACGCTGACCGGCGCGGATTTGGTCGGGCCGATTTCTCTCACGGGGCCGCCGGGGTTCAGGGAGCGGTTCAACACGGTCATTCCCCGCTACCGCGAAGAGGATCGCGGTTGGGAGGTGATCGCGGCAGACCCGGTCTCTGTCCCGGCCTTCGTGGTGGCCGATGAAGGTCCGCGAACGAGGGAGATTGGATACCCCTTCGTTCAAGACAAGGACCAAGCGGCGCAGCTGGCCAAGTACGACATTTGGGAAAGCCGTGAGGCCGGACCGTGGGAATTGGAGGTGCGCCCTCGCTGGCGGGCGTTGAAGCCCGGGGATTGCATCACCCTCGACGAACCTGAGCTTGGCATTGATGCGGTGAAGCTGTTGATCCGCGAGCGGACCCGCAACCCGGTCACCGGTCGCGTGGTCCTGCGCTGCTGGACCGAGACGGACGCCAAGCACGCCGACGCCCTAGGCGCTACCGGCACGCTGCCGGCGGCCGGCGGGTTCGATACGACCGAGCCGGGGATCGAGCCGCCGGATAGCGGAACTTGGACTGCGACGCCGGGAACGGCTGTTGGGGGCGGGGCGGAAATCCCGGTGATCTACATCACGGGGACCGTGGATAGCGTCGAGGCGGCCGACCTTGTCGTTCGCTACCGTATCGACACAGGCTCGCCGGCTTCAGATTGGGAATACGTCGCCTTTCCGGTGGACGCGCCCAAGATGCCGATCCCGGCCATCGCGCCGATCACCGACTATGAAATCGAGTACGCCTATCGGTCCGTTCGTGGGGCGGTCTCAGAGACGTGGACGGCAGACGCCGGCGGCTTCGTCACGACCGGTGACCTGATCCCGATGGATGACAGCGTCACCACGCCGAAGATCGTGGATGAGAATGTCACCATCCTTGAGCAGCAGACCCGATCCACGGGCTTCGGTGGCGCTGGAGCGATCTTCATTCCCTGGCAAGGCGCGGGGAATGACGTGTTCACACAGCTGGATGAGTACACCTTCACCTACAGCGGCGAGGGTTCGATCACCATTGAATGGACTGGCAAGATCGAGTGGCAGCGCAACGCCGCGACACACCTCAAGTTCTTCGTCAGCTTGGACGAGAGCCCAACCTTCACCGGGTCATACGGGGGTTTCGAGGGTGACATCGTCATCTATCAGGGCAACCAGAATGCCCTGTCTTCAGTGGTCATCCTGCCCATCAACCTGTCGGGATTGAGCGTCGGCAGCCACACGCTCGAAATCTGGGCTCAGACCGAAGAGAACACGGCCAACGTGCCGTACCTCGACACCGGCGCGACCTTCAAAGAGTTCGTGAGCAAGAAATGACCTGGTCCGTGCTCGGCGAGGATGGAAGGGTCCTGGCGACCTACCGGCGGCAAGAGTCGGCGGTCTTGAACGCCAAAGAGCGAGCCGTTGTCGAGGGACCACCTGAGGGGGGTCAGGCAAAGGATTGGCGGTTCGGTGAAGGCTTCACCTGGAATTATGACCCGCTTCCCGATGCGCGAGCCGAGCGGCTCGCCGCGAAGGACCGGGACGGGCGCCGCAAGGACGGCTATGCGCGGATCGACCGCGACATGATGATCGAGGTGGCGGTCGATCTGGCCCTCGACCTTGCCGAACAGCCTGACGTGGCCGCGCGGCTGCGCCCGACCACGATAGCCAAGGCCGCCCAGCTGAAGGCGATGCTCGCGGCCGTGAAGACCCAGCATCCCTAGCGTCTCGGGGCGTCCGCCCCCGGCCCTTAACCCCTAACGCTTGCAGGTGACAATGGAACGCAACGGGCCTCCGTTCGGCGCGGACGGTGACGCGCTGGTCTATGCCGGCGAGGTCGTGGCCGTCGGCTGGCGGCTTCTCGACGACAACGATGCGGTACAGGACTACGCCAACCGCAGCTTTGCCTTGCGGGTCTTCGGAACGCTTGGCGTAACGCCGGTCAACGTCGCCGCAGAGGTCGTTGATGACGCGGACGGTGACTATCTGCTGGCCACCCTGACAGGAGACCAGACGGCGGCCCTGGTCCCGAGCGGCCGGGCGGGCGCCGTCCTGCGTTGGTCGTTCGACGAGCTGGTGGATGGCGGTCGAAGCGTCATCGAGTCCGGCGAGTTCCGGGTGAAGATCGCGGCCGACCCTGATCTCAACGAGCCCGCCGCTGGTGCTGGAGGGGCTCCGGCCGTCATCTACAACGTCCCGGCAACGAGCCCCATCCGCACAGTGGTTTACAGCGGGGCGCCGGGGGTTAGCGCTTACGCGGCGGCCGTTTCGGCGGGCTACACAGGGACTCCGGAAGAGTTCGCGGAGGCCCTTGCTGAGAACGCAACGGCCGTTTCGGAGAACATCGCGGACATCAATGCCGCAGGTGCTACCCAAGTCGGACTGGTCAATTCAGCCGGGACTACTCAGGTCGCCAACGTCAATGCGGCGGGCTCAACCCAGGTCGCGGCCGTCAATTCCGCCGGGTCGACCCAGACGGCCGCCGTCAACGCTGCTGGGGCCGCCGCGCAGTCAGCCATTGCGGCTGACGTGGCGACCAGTGGGGCCAATGCAGCGTCGGCCGCCACCAGCGCTGCAGACGCCGCCCTGAACGCGGCATATGCCGGCGGCGTCGGGTTCACCTTTTCGACTACCACTACCGACAGCGACCCGGGCGCGGGGAACATCCGCTACAACAACGCCACGCCCGCTTCGGTGACCTTCCTCTACATCGACGATACGGATGTAGGCGGCGGGACGGCAAGCGGCTGGGTCGACACCTTCGACGACGTCGAGGGACCGGTGCGGGGCCAAATCTACCTAGCCGAGCCCGGCACGCTGAAATACGCGGTGTTCGACGTCACCGGCGCGGTGGTGACCGGCACCGGCTATCGCAAGGTCCCGGTGGTCTGGCGCGAGGGTTCGGCAACGCTGCCGACCAACGCCGCCCGCGTGAACCTGCAATTCACCAGGGCTGGCGTGGCGACGGGCGGTGTCGCCATGACCTTCTCCAGCACCACCACAGACGCAGACCCGGGCAACGGCAATATCCGGTTCAACAACGCGACCCTCGCTAGTGTGACGATCCTCTACATCGACCTGCAGGAGGTCGGCGGCGGTTCCATCACGGCGTGGATCGACAGCTTCGACGACGTGAACGGCGGTGTTCGGGGTCAATTGATCCTGAATGAGCCGGCCAGCGGCAAGTTCGTGCTGTTCAACGTTACCGGTTCCATCACCGACGGCGGAGGCTACCGGAAGGTCCCGGTAACGTATGTGGCGGGATCGTCGTCGAACTTCACCAACGGCAATCGGCTGCTGCTGAGGTTTGCGCCGGCAGGGTCCGAAGCCGGCATTGCGTTCCAATTCTCGACCACCATCACCGATGCTGACCCGGGTTCAGGCTTCATTCGCTTCAACAGCGCGACCGTTACCGCCGTTACCCAGATCTTCGCCGACAACAATGCCGCTGGCGGCAATGCCATCTCCGGATGGCTGGACACCTTCGACGACGCCGACGCGGCGGTGAAGGGCCAAATCTACATCGTGGAGCCGGGAACGGCGAAGTTCACCGTCTTCAACGTGACTGGCGCCGTCCTCGACGGAACCGGCTACCGGAAGATCAACGTCGCCTGGGTGGCGGGCGTCCTGCCGACGAACAACGCCCGGGTCCTGCTGACGTTCGCTCGGTTCGGCGCTGACGCCGATGCGGCGGAGATCGCCCAAAGCGCCGATACCTACCGGTTTGGGAAGGCGCGGTATGAGGCCGAAATCGCCGAGCGGCTCGCGGCCTATCCCGCACAACAGGTCCGGCCGACGTCCTGGGTTCTGAGCGGCGTCACCTACAACGACGACGGCACGTTCACCGGGACGCCCGGCGGCACGATGACCACCACCCTGACCGCCGCGCCGTGGGTCGATCCTGCGGCGACCCGGTATATGTACGCGGTTTCGAAGTCGGGAACGTCGGGCTCCGTTACTCTGGCGTCCAGGGCGCACGCCAGCATCGCCTACAACCCGCCGGCCGTTGAGACCGAGCCGTTCCCCGGCACAAAGAAGCTGGCGTGGGCGAACACCTCAAACGGTGGCACGACGGTTCGTGGAACGACCGTCACCAACACCATCACCTTCAACGTCGATGATACGATCTTCGAGCCCGAGGTCTGTCTGACAGACAGCCCCTTCATGCCGAGGATCATGCCCACGCTGCCGGCGGAGCCGTACATCGATCCCCGCCCGTGCTGGGAAGAGACATTTGAGACGCACCGCCGCTGGAGGAACCGCCGTCTCACCATGCGGGCGGCGGCAGAGACGAGCATCACCAAGGCGGTCAACAGCCTCTCTGGGTCGGATGCGGCTGCTGGAGACCGCTTCAATCCCAAGCAGAACATCACCGGCCTGACTGCGCTCGGGGCCTTGGCGGATGGCGCCGTGGTTGGCCTTTGGGGCGAATGGGACAACCAGGGCTTTGGGAGCAGCGTCGGAACGGTCTCAAAGGGGTTGATCTTCATGGCGCAGCCCCAAGGGCGGCGCCGTGCCAGTTGGAGTGGCGAGACTTATAGACGCCAGCCCTGGCCTCGGATGAACGGCGACAAGGACGTCACCGATCAAACTTGGACCCTCGAAAGCGGGACCTGTTGGAAGACCACCTACACCGTCAACACCGGGACCAACCTTGCCCCGGTGAACGACGCCTACTCCACCATGCATTGTCTCCGGGTCCAGCGAGACATCATGGACGCGACGCCATTGGCCGCCGAGCGGCTGATGCGCCAGGCCACGTCCAAGGCCAACTGCATCGCCACGAGTGACAGCTCGTGGTTTGAGCTGGTCAGCGGTTCGACCTGGACCCTCTACGTCAATATGCCGGATGGCCTTGCGCCAGACGTCGGAGCCTACCGGGTCCGCCCGGTGTCCACGTTCGGCGCAATCGTCTGGGGCCAGAACGTCGACCGCGACGGCGGGGCTGTCTACGACATCTTCTTCAGCCACTTCAACGCCGGCCTGGGGATCGTCAATGGCGGCCAGAACATCGACTATTCCGGCTGCGTATTCGCCCACAATCCAAAGCACATCACGAACAGCGGCGGCGGCTCGTTTACGGACTGTCTCTACTACTCGCGCGGCTACTCCACGAGCAACCTGCTGAACATCTACGCGCCGGATGCTCTGGGCATGTCGGCGATCATCCGCGATGTCGTGATCGATAGCGACACGCCGGGTGGGTCGATCTACGTCCACCGGGGGGGAACTGAGTTCACAGGCTCCATCACTGACGACGTGATGACCGTCGATTCCTTGCCGACTGGCGCGGTTACACTTCGTATCGGCTACGTCGTGAGAAACACGGCCGAGACGGTAGCGGTCGGCACCTACATCGCCGAGCAACTCACCAGCACCGAGAGCGGCGGCACGCTTGGCTTGCGCGGCACCTACCGCGTCACCATCGGCGGACAGGCTATCGCCAGCGGTACGTTGGGCGCGGGCGGCAACTTCTTCTACGTCGAGGTTTCCGGCGTCTCCGACGTTATTGTTCCCGCCGCCTCCGGCGCCCTCGCGGGCGATCACCCCCAGGCTATCGACCAGACCGAACACGCGCTGATCGAGGGTTACCACACCCACGGTTACTACACGGCGTTCGGCGAGGCCGGCAGCTGGGCCGTCCCGTGCGCCTCCATCTGCCGCTATAGCCTCTGCACCGCCTGTTCGCGGAATACGTCGTTCGCCGACAAGCACGACAACGTCGTCATCGTGCGCAATGCCTCCATCGACGCCAACAATCGCGGGATGCGGCTGCAGCGGCTTATGGAGGGCCATCAGGTCCACCATGAGACAGTCTTCGCCCGAACGGTCCAGACGGCCTATGGCGACGCCAACCCCGGCTCCGACTATCTGGCAGCCATCTATGAAGTCGGCTCGACCGCCGCCCAACAGCAGGGTCAGACCCCGAGCTGCACGTACTCCCTCCTGGTCGCAGATTGTCCCCACAGCACTGTCGGAACTCGGATTCGCTTGGACAGCGCCGCCGGCCAAGCGTTGCTGACCGACTGGAACATCATCGTCGTCTTCACGCCCGGGAACATGAGTTCCGCGGTATTCGGCGGGGCCACGAAGCTGACCTGGGACGAGTACCTGGTGGACTTCGCCCCGAACGACGCTAACAGCCGGTTCTTCGACTGTCGGGGTATGGCGGGGGGGGCGGCCAACCTGTTCGTGGATCCGGACAACAACGACCTGCGCATTCGCACTGACACCGAGCTAGGCCGGGCAGTGCTGGCGGCAATGGCGGAGATGGGCGCCGGCGCGAGCTGGACCATCGGCGGAACACCTCGACGCCTCACGGCAGACGAGTACCTCACAACCCTGCAGCACGGCTAAGGGCGTCGACTCGCATAGGCACGGGAGGTTGCTAGCGGTGCTGCGCTGCCGGCGGCGGGATCGCCGGGCCTTCGGCAGTGTTGGGCTCCATCAGCAATACCGCGATACCGAGCACGATGATTGCGATGGCGGCGACGCCAAACCAGAGTTTGAGGTTGAAGTCGATCTTCATGTCGATATTCAAGCGGTCCGATGGGCCGTTGGCAACTGGGATGCGCATGGGAAAGCTGGGGTGGATTTTGGCGGCGGAGGCGGCTCTTCTCCTCCTGCTGGCCTATGGCATCTGCCGCTACGTGTTCATCCACACCCCGTTTGCCAGCGTGTGCTTTTTCCTGTTCGGGGTGACGCTGGGCATGATGACGGTCACCGCCGGGCAACTTGTGAAGGCCTTGCCAGCCCGCCGGCAATGATCTCCGCGAGCAGAGCAGTTCCCTCGGGTCCGGGGTGGACGCCCTGCTCGTAGTATTCCGCCGACCAGGGAACTTCGATCACCTCCGGCGCCATGTTCCTAATCCAGCGGAGCGGGTCGGTGCGCTGGTTCATATCGTCGGGGATGGGGTAGCCGACCACCACCACGCGGCCCTTGTAGCGGCGTAGAAACGCCTCCCACTCGGGCTTCCAGGGCGGCAGTTCACGGTAAACGATGGCCTTCTTCTTGGCGATCCATCGGTCATAGGCGAACGCCATGGCCAGGATCGGCCGCTTCGTCGGCATCTGCACCTCGCCCAGCCATTCGCCCTGCCGGCTGTCCGTGGCGTTCAGAACGAAGACGATGGTGTCGAGCTGCAGCACTTCGGGGCGGGCCTTGATGTAGGCCAGCTGGTTCGCCAAGCCCCAGCCGCCAGCCGACACCGGCCACACGTCGCGGCCGATGCGTTCCTCCAGCTGCGGGCCAAGACGCTCGGGCTGATCGTGAAGGGTGCCGCCGTTGACGATGCTGTCGCCGAGCAAGAGGACGCCTTCGGGAACGAACGGCTGTTCCACCCCCATTGATAGCTCGTTGTAGGCGTAGCGACGAAGGAACACCGACCCGCGCTGATTGGGAGCGTGGATGTAGCCCTCAGGCCCCAAGTGATGCAGGGGAACGGCGGTCACGAACCGAACCATCAGTTCGACGCACAACAACGCGATGACGGCGACCATCGCCGCCCAACCGATACGCCCCATTCAGCGAGTATGTCGGCGCCCCGACCGTCTTGCAACTCCAGCATTCACCATTCGCGCAGGTTGCACGGCTCGCAGTATCCGAACTGATCGATATCGCGCCTCACCCGCCGGCAGGTGCGGCACCTGAGCAGGGGCCCGGTTCCGTGGTCGGCCTCGGGATCGGTTACCTCTACGAGCCAGCGCCAGAAGCGGGCCAGGATCGTCCTCATACATCCAGTGAAGGGCCGCCGCCTATCGGCGTCAATACGCAGATCGCAGCCGTGGGGATGCAGCAACATCCCCACGGCCCCGACCCCGGACATGGAGCAAGCCCACGCCCGAAGCCGCACCGCGCGGCAGGGAGAGGGAGCGCACCGTCTGGTTAACTAACGGTGAGCAAGCCGCCGGAGAACCGAATGACATTGCCCTCTTGGATCGCTTTGGCGTCGCTGTTTGTCCTGATCAGCCTCCAGGGGCTCGCCTTCGCATTTTGGGCCGGCCGGCTGTCTCAACGGGTGACTGGGCTCGAAAAGCAGGGGGACGGCGATGCCACCCTCGCCGAGAAGGTCATCCGCCTCACGGTCGAGATGGAGCACGCCAACGCGAGCCTGTTGAAGATGGGAAATCAGCTTGAGGGCGTGAACCGCCAACTCGGGAACATCGCCATGGGTCGAATGGGGCAGTCGGGAGAAATGGTGTGAGTGCAATCAATGAATGAACGCAAGATCAACTTCGACCTCAGCTTCAATATCCCCATCCTGATGAGCATCGTTGGAGCGGTCGCCGCCGGCTCGATGTGGGTGGCCACGGTGAACAACAAGCTCGACACCCTGGCTGTTGTGGTGGCTGACCAGGCTGCGACCAGGGTGCAGATCGAAGACCTCCGAAATCAAGTCCTCAAGAACCGGGAAGAGACCCTCGAAAACCGCCGAGTAATTACGGAGGGAGAATGACGGCGACTGAGCACGCTGCCCGATGTGGGATTATTTCGCCATCGTCGGCATTCTCGCGCATGTCTTGGTCGCGGCCGGAGTTGGGCTCTACTTCGTCGGCGTGGCCATCGTGAAGTCCATGATCGGGGTCCGGTAGCTCGCCGGCCTTGTAGCGGATAAGCTGAAGTAGGGGTTAGAGCGCCGGAACCATCCAAGTGGCGGCGACCCCAAGCCGGGCCATTTCTTCCCTGATCTTCGCCCCTTTGAGCCTCGACTCCTCGGTGTTCCACGCCTTCAGTTCGGCGAGCTGTTTCGGCGTTACGAACATACCGTCGCCGACTTTGACAAGCTCTCCGGCGGCAACCTTGGCGTTGAGGTCGGCGAGCATTGCTTCGAAGCGCCCGTCGTCCTCGGTGATGATCTCGGTGGTCACGCTAGGCCGCCTGTCTCACCGGCACGTGCTTGTACATCCATCCACCCGGCGGATCGGGTTCGATGAACTCAATCTTGTCGGTGGGTCTCTTGGACGTGTCGTCGGTGAAGACGCACGACTCAAACACGCCGGCAGGCTTGCCCTCAAAGGTGGCCAGCGCGCACCCGGCAGGCCTCACCCATACGCGGGGGTTGGTATCGACACGGGCGAGGATGTTGGCCTTCTCCGGCGCGCTGCGGACGACGCGCCATTCGGCCGGGGTAAGGCGGATGCGCTTCTGACGCGCCCATAGCTCGATGGCTTTGGCTCTCCAGTCGCCGACCGGCTGCGCGGCAGCGGCGGTGACAGCGACGGCCGATCCGGCGACGCCAGCGAGAACGGCTCTACGGGCGATCATTTCCATGCCTGAGAGTCCCACGAAAGCGGCGGCTTTTCAACTCTCTCGCCGCACCCCAACCCACCCCCACCGCAAGAGGTATCTATGACGCTCCCCAAGATCGTCACCGACCTGTTTACCGGCCCTGACGGCCACACCTGGCACATGGGCCGGTTCGGCGCGGCCATGACGGTGATCAGCGGTCTTCCCCTGCCTTGGGTGCAGCTCTGGCGCACAGGTGTCCTGGACCTTGCGGCGACGGGCGTCTTCTACAGCGGTGTCGCGGCTGGGGCCTGGGCGATGGCCCAGGGCGCCAAGAACATGGACCTGATGCCTGAGGGGTCCGCCACCACAACCACCACCACGACAACGGAGACCCTGTAATGTGGACCTGGGATCAATCCGCCGGAAAACTCTACCACAACGGCCAGCTCGTCTCGACCGGCTACAGCGGCAAGGCGCGCGGGAAGAACAACCCGGCCATGCAAGGCGAGCGAGGCTTCGGTCCGATCCCGCGCGGCAAGTGGAAGATCGTCAGCCGCTATGACAGCAAGAACGTCGGCCCCTACGCCCTGACCCTTCACGCTGTCGATGGCAAGTTGGACGACACGCACGCCCCAACGGGGAGGGGAGCGTTCCGCATCCACGGGGACAGCGCGCGGGCTCCCGGCACGGCGAGCCAAGGCTGCATCATCCTTCCCCGGGCCATTCGCGAGAAGATCTGGACGAGCGGGGATCGTGACCTGGAGGTGGTGGAGTGATCCCCCGCTGGCTCATCGGAGCGGGCGTCGCCCTCTTCCTCATGCTCCTGGGCGCCTTCGTGTTCGGAGGCCCCATCGTCTCGTTCTGGAAAGCCCAGACCCACAAGTGGCAGGCCAAGGAAGAGACGGCGCAGGACAACGCCGCCGCGCGAGGCCTTGAAGCCGGGGCTGGCCAGGCCCTCGCCACCGAACAAGCCGCCATCACCGAGCGCATCATCGAGCGCAACAACGAAAGCATCCGCTATGTGGAGAAGGCCAATGCAGCCCCGGACGCGCAAACTCCTCTCGGCTCTGATCGTCAGCAGCGTATGCGTGACCACTATGTCAGCCTGTGCAAACAGCGGCCGGCAGTCTGCGCCAGTGGCGAAAGCCCCAAGGGTGACGACCCCGCTTTACGCTAAGGCCCCCTGCAAGCTCTACGGGCCTCCGGAGGGGCGGGAGCTGACCCTGCAAGACCTGGAGATCACGGCGGCCATCCGAGGGGTGGAGATCGTCACCTGTGACGAGAAGCGGGTACTGGCGGACAAGGCCAACATCGAGCAGCAAAAGGCCCTGGACGCCTGGGAAGCTGAGCGCGCCAAGCGGCGGTGCGAGTGGTGGCGGTTCGGGACATGCAAGCCACCTGACCCCGGCTAGTGACCTCACTTAGGGCCTTACTGAGGACAGTAGCCCCCTGACTGATAGCCCTTGAGACTTAGGTCTCGGGCCAACAGAAAGGCCCCGCTGGCGATTGCTGGCGGGGCCTTTTGCCGTTCGGAGGGCTGGCTTAGCGGATGTTGACGAACGGGGTTGCGCCGGGGCCGACGACCTGCGGCATCTGGCCATTCCACTTGGCGATGGCCTGCTGTTCCAGAACCTGCGGATTGGCGCGGAGGGCCTCGCCACGGAGGCGGTATGCTTCGGCGTCACCCTTGGCGATGGCGATCTTCTCCAGGGCTTGCGCCTCCGCCACTTTCACCTTGGCGGTGGCCGCGAGAACGTTCTGGTCGGCTTGGGTGCGCGACTTGATGCTTTCGAGGATCAGGTCGGGGAAGCGGATCGAGCCGATCCATTCCAGTTGGGAGATTGTCACCCCCTCCTTCGACCATTTGGTCTGGACGGTCTTGAGGGCGCGCTGGATCACCTGCTGACGCCCGCCAGCCAAAAGGTCATCGACGCCGACCTTCTCCGTTTCGGCGGCGATGGCGGCCCGCACGTCGTTGCGGATGGGTCCGTCGAGCAGTTGGGGAAAGCTGAGCCGGTACTTGGCGTACAGGGCTGGCGCGGCTCTCGGCTCGACCTTCAGGGTGGCGGCCACGTCGGCGGTCATGGGCAGGCCGGTGCGGTCGGTGAAGACGATCTCTTCGTTTTCGTCGCCGTCGTCGGTCTTCTCGCGGGTGTAGGGGTAGGTCTTCTGGATCGTCGGATAGACCTCGATACGCTCCCCGATGCCGGTGGCGTGCCACCCGTTCGGCAAGGCTTCCTGCTGGACACCGGCGCCAGAGCCGAGGGTCTTCACCTTCACGCCGGCGTTGCCCGGCTCAACGGTCTTGCCGCAAGCGGCGGTGGAAAGCGCGGCGACACAGACGGCCGCCAGGATGATGGCTCGCTTCATTGGTTCCTCGTAGGTTGGAAGTGCTTGGCGACGTCGCGGAACATGACCAGGGCGACCCAGGCCAGACCGAGAACGCCGAACGCGGCGGCGGCAACAGCGCCGAACAGGCCGTAGTCGCTCGCCGAGCCCCAGAGGGGGCCAACGACGCCACGGAACAGGGTCATTGCGGCGGCGATCCAGAGGAGGGCGTAGGCCGCCCCCTTCGCCGCGCCGATGAACTGGCTTTCGTACACGGGTGATCTCCTGCGGCGACGGGGCGGGGGTTGCAAAATCGCCGTGACGTAGATATAAACGCGACGTTGATTTTGAGCAATACATGCCGGAAGAAAAAACGACGCCACGTAGATGAGTTGTGCGACTCCCCCCGACGCGCTATCCGCTGCCCTGGTGAAGAACACGCCCTGGCAAGCGCGGCTGAAGGCTGCCGGCCTGACGCAGAAGCGTCTCGCCGCGCTGCTGGGCGTGGCTGAGAACACGATCTCCCGCCAGATGAAGGGGGATTGGGACGTGCCAGGCTATGTGGAGGCGTTCGTGGTCGCTTGGGAGGAAAGCCCCCCGGACGTCAGGGAGCGGGTCGCCAAGCGGCTGGGCAAGCCCTAGACCCGGGCAGAGCCTTCGAGGGCGTCGTGTCTTAGGTACCGGGCCACACGGCTGAGGTAAACTCGGTCAAAATCGGTAAACTCGATCAAGCCCCTCGGTTCAGACCGGGGGGCTTTTCGCGTTTGGGCTAGGCGGTCTGCGCGTTCGGAGCGTCGTCATCCTCGTACAGGCGCTTGCCGGTCTCGTCTTCGATCCAGACCGTATAGCGCTCGTCGCCGCATTCGGACTCATGGTCATCGTCGCCGGCTGCTTGCGCGAAGAACAGGCCTCGGTTGCAGTCACAAGACCAGTTGCCCATGTCCCAAATGAACTCGGCAGCCTCTAGGTCTTCCGCAAACCAAAGGTCGCGGTCAGTCAGGGAGCGAACCTCGGCCGTCGTGTTGTCGCGGATGAAGACCGTGGTCATGCTGCGGCTTTTGTCAGGCCAGCAAGGACGGCGATGTTCCGCTGATATTTCCAGAACCGCTTGTGGTCCTTCTGGGTCGGGTTGGGAATGCGGGACAGGTCGGCGTTGTCCTGCAGGTCCGCCATCTTCACGATGCGGGCGATGGGGTTGCGGGACACGCGCTTGATGAAGGCGCCATAGGCCTCGCCATCGCGGCGGGTCAGGGCCTCGACGGCTTCGATCACTGGCGCGGAGAAGCCTTCGCGTGCGAGGTCGGCAGCGGTTACGTCGGTGTCCTCCAAGACGTCGTGCAGGACCGCCGCGATGCGCGCCTCGTCCCCGTCAACGTCGATGGCAAACATGACGCGGAGCGGATGGAGGATGTACGGCGCACCGCCATTGTCCACTTGGCCAGCGTGGGCGGTGACCGCAATCTGAATGGCGCGCTCCAGGCTGCTCATGCTGCGGCTTCTGTCTTGCTGGGGTGGGATAGGATGTGGTCGATGACCCTGACGAAAGCCTCCGCTACAATTCCCTCGCTGATGAAGAAATCGGGGTTGCTGTCGGCGGCAGCGGCCACAGCCTCCGCCCCCGGCTCCCGTAGAGCGGTGAGGATGGGCGCGATCATGTGTCGATAGGCCGGCCATGCGCCGTTGACGTACTTCTGCACGACAGGCTGTTCGGCCTTGCCGTGTTTGAGGCAGTCGGCCAGACAGGCCGCCCGCGCCAGCCGTTCGATCACCGGGTTTTCCATGTTAGGCCAACTCCTGGATAGCGACGGCCCTGGCGGCGAGACCTTGACGCAATACGTCGCGGAGTGCGTCGCCTAGGCTCGATGGGTGGCCGATATCGGCATGGAAGCCGTCGTCGAACCCCTCGATCGCGAGGAGCGGTCGATCGTCCCACTGGAAGTCTGGTCCTGCGCTAGCGTGACAAGAGACGGAGCATTTGCCCAACGAGAACCACCAGCCCGGAAGGGCGGCCTGGAACTCGTCGATGGCGGCTCGGAGGTCGTCGGTTTCGCCGGGCGTTTCCATACCCAAGAATCCCACGAAAACCCTTGAGATTCAAGCAAAAGCGGGCGATATTAGCCGGGCTGCGGCGGCGGGGAAGGACCCGCTACCGGATGGCTCAGACCCGAGCCGGCTGCCCGCACCAGGCATATCGAAAGATGTGCGACGGCGCGACCCGAAAGGGAGGGGGCAGACGGTAGCCATGGCGCGCGCGCCGCCTACACGTCGGGAGCCGGTATCAAGCCCGGCCCGCAGCATCTTCCCTCGCCAAGCCCTACGCGACCAACTACCGTCCCAACATGGATGAATTAGAGCGCAGACTGGCCGCCCTGGAACTCTGGGCCATCGAGGTCGGCAGCTTCATAGAGCCCCAGCACCTTGCCGACGCGGCCCGTTCAATCCGCTCCTGCATTGACACCGTAGACCCCGAAGAGCGGGATATCCGCATGGGAGCGTTAGGGCTTATCGAGGACGCTCAACGCCGCTGGGCGCCGCCTGCCGAGGGGCTGTGTGTTCCTGGGGAAGACCCGTAGACTGGCGGTCATCTGCCGATGTCCGTGAGGTAGTCGATTGCCGCTTCGTGGCGGGCTTTGATGTCAGCCTTCTCGAAGGGATCTAGGCGGAAGCCTTCAGGGGCGTCGCACTCGTTCAGCAGGTAGGTGACGGCGCGGGTGAGGCCCTCAAGGTGATCCGCACCCCCTGCCGCATTGGATGCTCGGAACCCCGCCTCAAAGGCTGCCCACAGCGCGCGTCTGGAGTGGCCGGGATAGCTCGCCTGACGACAGGCGTTCTCAAAGTCGTCTGTCGCTGCGTAGGCGCACCATGCAAGCTTCACGGGCTCGTCCGGACGATGGCCGTTGCCCGCCCCGTCACTTCCCGTCTGCGTGTTCGCAGGCTCAGGGCGTCGTTCGCCATGGCTGTTCATGCCGCACTCAGGGCAGTGCTGGCCGGGGACGACCTGCGTGCAGAAGTAGTTGTCGGCGTATCCGTCTCCGCGCCGGTACTTGTGACCGCAATGCTCGCAGCCGCAGATGAAGGAGAAGTCGTTCCGATATTGATCCCACTCCTGGTCAGTGGGATCGGTCGCGGCGGGACTGAGGCTGGCGGGAGTTGGAGCGCGCTCATGCTTTACCCGTGGCGCGGGAGATGGCGACTTCGGCTTTGCGAATGAACGTCATGCCCTCGCGGGCGATTGCGGGGGTGGTGCTCAGCAGGGCGAAGCGGAACAGTTCCTTGACCTCGCGAAGGCTCTCCACCAGATCGGCGATCAGCTCGTCCTTCTCCCCTTGCGAGCGCTCTTTGGGCGTAGTCATGGGGCGGTCTTCTTGACGGCAGCGGCGACCGCATCCCGATCCAGCCACAGCACCAAGCCGAGCATCTTCGTCCCCTTGAGGTCGATGGGCTGCCCCGTCCCAAAGGTGATCTTCGTGCCCTTCTTCTCGCTGTAATTCAGGTCGATGGCGCACTGGTCGAGGTTCTGAAACTGGACGTTGTCATCGCCGACGGCGAGAATGAGTTCGGACATTTTCATTGGGGGTTCCTCCCGGGACTGAGGCTGGCGTCTGCGCGGCGCTCCTCTTGGTCGCTGCCACTTGGCTTCGGCGTGTTTGTAGGGGCGCACCAAGGGCACGGTTCGGTGCGCCAAGCGGCCTCGGCATGGTCGAACCATCCGATCTCACCCCGACCATTGCAGGCCTCGCACACCCGCTTCTTCCGCCGGGGCTTCGGCCTGATACCCATCGCGGGTTTCCACAGATGATTGCTCACGGCACCAGCTCCCTCATTGGGACCTCAAGAAAGTCGGCGATCTTGCGGAGCCGGGAGACGGGCAGATCGGAGCGCCCGCACTCGATGTTGGCGACCTGTGCCCGCGACAAACCGGCAGCGCTCGCCACTTCGTCCTGCGTTTTTCGCTTGGCCTTGCGGGCCGCCTGGATAAACAGGCCGACGTGAGCCTTCTCGATGGGCAGATCACCCGTGCCGTCGCAGTAGGGGCACTTCATGGCCGCTCACCGACGCGAAGGTGAACCTCGTCGCGGACGTTTCTCCCGCATACCAGACACCCATGCTCATCGCCGGGGTCGACAACATGGATGTGCCGCTTGACCCGCAGGGCTTCCTCTATTGCCGCCACGACAGCATCCGCCTCACTGGCGGCGAGGACGTGGTCAAACGCGACGGCAATGGTGTGGGTGTCGCGCCGATAGCAAGTGAAGGCTTCCGGATTATAGGCCGACGCCGGTGCGAGGCTCACAGCCACACCATCACGATCACGCCAAGCGCCGCAATGAGTTCACCGCCAGCGCGGGCCATAGAGCGCCAGTGGTCGCCGACGGAACCGTACTGTACCTCGGTCGCTAGCAGGCTGTGGGTTCGCTGTGCCCCGTAGATCACGAAGGCGCTGGCGGCGATCTTGGCGATGATGAGAAGCCAATTGATGGCGGTCATTTCGGCTGCTCCAGCAGGTCTCGCGCCAGCCGCGCTTGAAGGTCCACCACGCCGCCAAGAGCCGTGTGGCGATGCTCTGTCATGCCTCGCCCGGCGTACCCGCTGCCGACCGCCGTTACCCGCTCACCATCGAGTTGAACAGTGGTGACCGCTATGCCGTGGAAGTCGCCGTCGCGAGCCGATTGGAGCATCCGCTGGCAGAAGCGCACGACCTCTTCGTCGGCTGTGGCTACTGGCTCATTCTCTACCAAGTGCACGGTGTTCATTGGCTATCTCCGATATCGTAGTTGAACTCTACACCCATCCCTGTTAGGGTCAACCACGATATCGGAGATAGAGATATTTTGACCGCAACCGCGATATCGCTCACAACGCTCCCGATGCCGGGGCCAAAGCCGCAAGACCTAGAAGACATCCTCGGGCGGTATCCGCGCGGGACAAAGGAGCGAATTGCCCGGCTGCTCGGCGAGGGGGCGCCCAAGGGCGCGCAGGCCGAATTGCTACGCGAGGCCCTGGAGAGGGAGCTAAGGCGGAGGGAGCGGCACGCGAAGCTCAAAGCCCTCGCCAAGCCTAGAACCCATCCCGCAGGTTGATGAGCGGCGTTCCTGGCGCGGCGTTGGCGGAGAAGAACACCCGCCCGGGGCAGTCACCCTTGCACCTGGGCCGCCTGTTCCACAGCGAGTAGTTCTCGCCCTTCTCGGCAATGATCGCATCAAGATCGACAGGCCAGACCGTCTTGCACCGTGAGCAGTAGGCGGTGACCGTGCACCCGCGCTCAACGCCCTCTTTCAGGAGGCCTACGGTAGAGGACCACAGGGGGATGGTGGCGGAGGGGGTTCGCATCCCCCGGCTTATGCCTTGGAGAACGGGAGGGGAACAAGGGGCTAGGCGGGGCTCGCGGGCTTCGTCCCCAGCTTCACCTCTCCACCTTCCCCAACAGTCCCAACCGCTACAGGGCGAAGGGCAAACTCTCGGAGGATGGCGTCGGCGGCGTGAACTGAGCGGTTGTCGCCTTGCCCTGCGTACATCTCGATGATGGCGACCAGCCTCTCCCTAACCCGCTCTCTCAGTACGTCACTGCTCATAGACGTTAATCCCGAACAAGGTGCGCCACTTTTCCTCATCGACCGCCTTCAACTCCTGAACGGTGCGGTTCACCCGCGCCTCATAGTCCGGCGGCTGCGGCCAGACATCTAGGCTTTCGCCAGGTGGCCCGATTAGCTCGCAGGTCTTTATGTCGCCGTCATACAGCGTGCGGAACCCGCCACTGCACGACATCCCGGCCATAGGCTTGATCTGCCGAACTGCTGCAAAGAGAATGCTGCTAGGCCAAGGGTCGTGACCGCAGAGCTGCGCAACGCGTCGCGCGACCTCTTCCGTCAGGTTCCTGTTGACTGATACCGTGCCGCCGTGGGTGACGGTTATTACAGCCCAGCACGCTGGCGAGTCTACCGTTTCGGCGTCTTCCATCTTCCGTCCTTCCTGTTCACTCATGGGGAGGGGGAGTTTCCGCAACAGCACGCAGGTCTAGGGCGAGGGCGTCAAGCGCCTGTCGCCCCGTCATGCCCGGATAAAGCTTGTAGGCGGCGTCCATAATACTATCGCGATGGCCTGCGGTCACGACGATCTCGGCCAGCCTTTGAAGGCGTTTGCTTCTGTCTTCCATCTTCCCCTCCTTCAGGGACTAGGGGGCTCAGTCAAAGCCTGCCGAAGGTCGGCAACCTCTTCCAGCCGCCAGGCAATCTCCTCCTGCAGATCTTCCAATCGGGCGCGCATGGCGGCCTCGATAGTGGGGTACTCGCCGTTGATCCCGGCGGGGATGTCGTGGATGTAGCCCGCGTCGCTCGATATGAAGGTCGCCGGTTCATCCTCGTGGTGTTGCCAAGTCCAGGTCAGTTCCATCTCATCCCTCCATACTGTTAGAGCGAGCGGGCTCGAAGCCGCGCATGTATTCCGCCAGGAACGAACCGGACGGCCGGTCATGGACCTTGCCGGGCCCAAGCACTTCAACGCCATGCCGACGAGCGCGGTCGATCATGCCCTGCCACCAGTTGTTCGGCTCGCCGCGTTGACAGCCAAGGGCGTCGATCAGGAGCATGACGGTGTGCTCCAGCTCGTCGATGCGGTCCTTCTCACCCATTTCCCTTCTCCGTGTCGTTAGAGCGGAGGACCGGCGTCTCGTCGCCGATTGCTGCCCGTAACATCGCGCGAAAGCGTATCGCGTGCTTGGCCTTTACGCTGACATACCGATCCGTCGGCCGGCGCTCTGGAGACAGCGCCTTGGCTGCAGCCTTGAGCATCTTGTTGTCGGGCGCCAGCAGGGCGCGGACAACCGCAACTGTCGCTTCGTCGACGCGATGCTCGGCAATGCCCTGACGCAGGAGCGCAGACCGGACGCGCTGAGCGGCTGGCGTGAACTGCGGAGCAGGCCAGTCCAGGCCGCCATCACCCTCGGCCATTCGGCCCTCCAATCGCCAGAGCGAAACCGCTTTGATGACGGGATTGATGATAGCATTTCCGAGAGGGAGCGGAAAGCCTTACGTTTCGGGCGTTTCCGGACTTCCGATGGCTCCCCGGGCAGGAACCGCCTGGGTGTCCGCACCCGTTCACCAGTGGCCGCAAATCCCTTGCGGATCGGCCTTTCCGGCGTCTAGCGTCTCCCCGAACTGTGTTTAGGTGTTCATATCAATCCGCTGCCGGATTGATGACGGGATTTATGACGCGTCAGACCAATAAACTTTCTGCGAGGACCGTGCAGACGGCCAAGACGCCCGGGCGCTTGGGCGATGGCCTGGGGCTATATCTGCACGTCGACGAGGCATTGAACAAGCGCTGGGTGTTCGTCTTCCAATGGCGCGGCCGGCGGAAGGAGATGGGACTGGGCTCGCTGCACGACGTCGGCCTCCAGGAAGCCCGCGAGGAGCGCGACAGGGCGCGCAAGCTGGTGCGGGCTGGGGTGAACCCCATCGACGCCCGGAAGGCCGACAGGGGGGCTACCACGTTCGGCGCCTATGCCCTCGAAACCATCGAGGCGATCAAGGCCGAATGGACCAGCGACAAGACCGAGAAGAACTGGCGCAGCAGTCTCGAGAAGCACGCGGCGGCGATATGGGACAAGCCGATAGGTGAGGTCGGCGAGGACGACATTCTAGACGTGCTGCGCCCTATCTGGACCAGGGCGCCGGTCTTGGCGGAGAAGGTGAGGGGGCGGATTGAGCGGGTGCTTGACGCGGCCACGGCGAAGAAGCTGCGCTCTGGAGACAACCCGGCCCGATGGAAGGGCCACCTGTCCCATCTGCTTGCCAAGCGAACCGCGCTGAAGGTCGGCCATCACAAGGCCATGCCGTTCGCCGACGTGCCGGCCTTCGTTCAGGGCTTGGGGGAAAGCACCAGCGAGCGCGCCCTGGCCTGGCTGATCCTCACTGCCTCCCGCACGACGGAGGTGCGTGGCGCCACGTTCGCAGAGATCAAGGGGGACGTCTGGACGGTTCCGAAGGAGCGCATGAAGCAGCGGCGGGAACACCGGGTGCCGCTGTCCCGGCAGGCGCTAAAGCTGCTTGAGGATCTGGCGAACGACACCCCGTTCCTATTCCCGAGCCGGAAAGAAGGGGCCTTCCTGTCGTCGGCTGCGATGGATCGGGCGCTTGAGCGGCTGGGGGTGGACGACGTCGCCACCGTTCATGGCTTCCGGTCATCCTTTAAGGATTGGGCGACGGAGACGACGGATTTCCCCGACAGCCTCTCAGAGGCCGCCCTGGCGCACATCACCGGGGACAAGGCCGAACGGGCCTATCGTCGGGGTGACGTGCTTCTCAGGCGGCGCGACCTGATGCAGGCGTGGGCTGACTATCTCCTTCCACCAGGGCCTCAAGCTGGGCGCGAGGAATGATCCGGCGGCCGGCTACCGTCTTGGGGACCAAGCGCCCCTCGCCGATCAGCTCGTAAATCTTCGTGCGGCCAATGCCGATGGCCTTCGCGGCTTCGTTGATATTGTAAGCCAGCTTCTCACCCATTACCGCCCCCTTGTAGATGGATGGGGGGCATCCCGGGCTCGGCATCAACCGTCTGCGGCGACGTCGGCTTTGCCTCCGACCCGCTGGCAGGTAAGGCCGCTAGCAGGGCGCTCAACAGGTAGCGGGCGAGTTGAGGCGCGAACGGCTGATCCGCCCGCCAGCCACGCACCGCCATGTCCTCCATCGCTTCGTTGAGCAACTCGCCTTCCCGACCGGGTTGCTTCTCCCCTACGAGGGTGAGGACAGCATCGAGTGAGGCGGTGTAGGCGGGGACGACATGGAGCGCCTTGTCACCGTCGGACGTGCGGAAGCTGAAGGTTGGTTGGCCGCCAATCGTGTGGCCCAGATGGCAGACCTTGCGGAACGTCCAGCCGTTGAGCCAAGTCCACAGGCGGGCATCCGACTCCCGATCCGGCCCGTTGGCTTCTTCCACCCGAGCCCGAAGGTCAGCTAGGTCGGTCATGGCTTCACCTGTTCAGGGGCCAGGGATGGGGGAGGGGCGGGGAGGGGTTGCCAGTGGGTGGGCTGAAGCTCGGCGTATTCCTGCATTCCCCAGTCGGCCACGGTGCCGTCAGTCCAGGCCCCGCGATAGTAGATCTCGTCGTTGTCGGCGTTGTATTCGCTGTCGAACTCCGCGTGCCAGCGACCCACGGTCTGAACGAAGCCGTGTCCCTGGATCTGCTCGGCAAGCAGGACAGACGTCCCATCCTTCGGTGCCGTCTCAATCGGTTGCCATCCAGGGACCAGTGTCGAGGCCTTGGCCTCGCACGCCGCATCGGCGGTTGATGACGGACCCGGGAGGCGTTCAGAATACTTGTTGAGTACGGCGTCCGCTAGGTGTTGTTGCAATACGGGTCTGGACCAGACGTCCATGTTGTTCCATGCTTCGCAGGCATCGTATATTACTTCTGACACTTCCTCCCTATCCAGTCCTTGAAGGCGGGAGAGGGCGGAGAGGCGCTCAATCTCGTCAATCGCTTCCGCCAGCAGCTTGTCGGTTTCGTCGCTGCTACGGTTCCACCCGAACGTGCCCATGTGTTCGCGCAACCGTCCAACCAGATCAGAGGCGGTCATGGGCGGGGGCTCCTGGCTCGGTGAGGGTCGCGTAAACATCGGGATGGACATACAGCTTGCCTTGAGCGTGGTAGGCTCCAGGCTGCCGGCCGCGCACGACGCGCTGCGGATGGCCTAGTCGCTCACGGCGCTTTGCTCGGCTCGGCGAGCGGCAGGCGGACCAGTCCTCGTAGGCGACGGTGGCCTGAGCGGAGACGACGACCGGCATACCGGCGAGGTTGCTGATCACGATCCGCCCCCTTCCTCTTGGTTAGAGGTGCGGGCGACGGCCTTGATGATCGCCTCGTAGGCTTCTGCCACCGACAGGTCTTCGCAGGCCCAATCCTCCAGCGCGAGGAAGACCGCATCCAAAGCAGCGGCGTCGTCCTCGATGCTCGTCGGGACCGTTGCCTTCTCACCCATGGTCTTTTCCTCCCTGGGTATGGAGAGCGGAGCGGGCGCGGGTGTGGATGCGCTCAAGCAGCTTGGTCAGCAGGCCAACGCTCTCGGGGGCCGGTTGCGACAACACCGCGATGTTGCCCATCGTCCCCCTCAGTTCATCCCTTTCCCGTTGGACCTGGGATAGCTGGTCTAGGAGGTGGGGGAGGGCGTTTACGGCGGCGACGATGAGGCGGCCCGTGGCTTCGCCAACGTAGCCGACACCGGGGCCAATGGCGCAGAAGCCGCTGATCGTGCTTTGCTTCTCGTCACGGTCGCAAGGCCACCAGCCGCCGGGCTCGTCATCGTCCGTCGCCTTCTCCAGCAGTTCCCTTAGTTCGGAGAAGTCCTTGGGGGCCTCCCGGGAACTGGCGTCATCGGTCTGTGCGGCGTTCGTCATGCTCACGCCTTCGGGCAGGTTGTCGGTCATGCTGCTGCTTTCAGTTCGATGCCGAGCAGTTCGCCCAGGATTTCGAAGACGCGGGTCTTCACGGCCTGAAACTCAGGGGCCTTCATGGCGGCGTGCGATTGGCTCTTGGCGGTGTAGGTGGTCAGGACGTTGCCGCGCAGGGTGATGACGGCGTAGCTGTCCCGGCGGCGCAGGCGCTCAAGCCAGCGCTCGGCCTCGGCCCGGCTTTCACAGACCTCTTCGACGACATCGCACCAGCCGGCACGGATGAGCAGGTTCTTCCGAAAATGCTCCTCGGTCGGCCAACGGTCCTCGCCTTCGGGGAGGGTGTTGAAGCACTCGCGGATCACGGCGAAGAAGTGCCGATGGCTGGCGGGGCTGCGCTCCTCGACCGGCGCCAGGGTCACGCACTCACCTTCGCCATAAGTCTCGTTGCAGAGCCTCGCGAACCGGGGCGCCGGGCGAAACGCTCCGTCGATGAACGTGCAGGGGATCGGGCTGATCGTGGTCATCGGAAGTGATCGGGGGCCGCTTTTTCGGCCGCACCCCCTCCCTCACTGTGATTGTCGCCCCCGGAAAGGCCGCCAGGACCGCACGGCAGAACGCGCGGGCCTCGACCACCTCCGGGGTATCGGATAGCTTCACGGGTCACGCGGCGGCCTGGAGATAGCGGGCCGTCAGCTCCTCGAGCTTGGCGTCCAGTTGGGCCAGAAAGTCGGTGACCTCGGCCTCGGCTTCAGCGATGAACGCGGGGTCACGGGGAACCCGCTGAATGAACAGCCGCATGGCCTCGGGAAGCCTGGGATCGTAGCTGGCGAAGTCGCACCACGCCCGTCCGGTGCAGGCCATCTGCCACTGCATCTGCGTGACGTACTTCGCCGGGACCGCGCCGCCCAAGAGGGTGTCGAGGTGCGTGGCCGTGTTGGGGCACTTGATCTCCAACATGCCGTCTTCGCCGACCAGGCCGTCGGGGCTAGCGCCGGTCATGGCGATCACCGGATGATCGACGAAGCCGACCTCGACCACGTCCACGTCAGCCATGAAGGCGTAGGCGGCGCGGGCCTCCGGTTCCTTGTCGGCTCCCCACTGCATCGCGGCGTTGGTGAAGCCTTCGGTCCTCACACCAGCGAGCCTTTCGGCGATCAGCTCTGCCATGTAGTTGGCTCGGCTGGCGCTGTAGCCGGTCTTCGTCTTGGCGATCACGTCCGCTACGCGGGAGGCGGTGACCTTGCCAAGCCGGGCGGCGAACCATTCGGGGGAGCCCTGGACGATCATTTCGCGGCCTTTCGCTTGGCTTCGAGCGCCTTCATGACCTTGTCGAAGTCGCGGGCCGGGATCGCGGCGATACTTTCGGCCTTGATGTAGGCCAGGAACCGCTTCCGATCGGCGCCCACGTCTTCCATGAGGGCCTGAACCTCGGCTTGCTGATCCTCCGAAAGGCCGGCGGGATCACCGCCGCTCTTGCCGTCATCGTCCTCGCCACGGCTGGTGATGTTCAGCAGGGCCATTGCGGTGTAGCGCTTGCCGTAGCTGGTGCTGGAGCCGACCGCCTGGACAGCGTTCTTGCTGCCGGTGCTGTCATGTGGAAGGGTGATTGTCGTCTCTTCCTGGTGGCCCGCGCTGTGCGACAAGATGCCGGTGACGATGATCTTGCCGTCGGCGGCGAGGCCCGTGCGGAAGGACAAGGCGAAGCCATGTTCGGACAGGGCCGGGCGGATCGCCTCGTTAATATCCTCCCACAGCGCGTAAGGGGTGGAGTGGCCCTGCTTGCCGTCCTTTGCGGGAACGATGATCCTGCCGCGCTCGGTGATGACCGGAAGCTTGGGTTGCATGGCGGCCAGCGCTGCGGCATACGCGGCCTTCGCGTCCCGGTCGCTGATGCGCTCGTACATGTCGAGCAACCGCCCCAGCTTCTCGACATCGGTGTTGGGGTCGGCGGCGGCCCGGCTGATGACCTCCATGATGGTCGCCGGGTTGGTCTGGACGACCTCGGCGGCTACGGCGGTAGCGGTGTCTCGTTTGGCGACGGCGCCCATCGGGCTCTCCTCTTCGGGTTGATGTTCGATCTCGCAGGCCAGCAAAGACGGTTGAAACTCCGCGACGGTTTGGGGATCTTCGTAGGGCTGCATCGGCAGGCTCCGGTCTCTGGCCATTACGGAGAGCCTGTTGACGGCTTGGTCGGCTTCAGCCCGAAGAACTCGGGATCGCGAGCCATGATGGAAAAGACGTCGCCGTAGGGCAGACCGAGGCGTTCATGGACCATCGCCCAATGCGCGCCATCCGACAGGCCAAGCGCCTCAGTCTCGTCGAGGACGACCTTCACGGCTTCCTTTGAGAGGGTTCGTCTGGCCATTACGGGGTCTCTGGAATGGAGGGCTTGCGGCGAAGCGTGAAGCCGAGACGGTCGGCGAGCTTGCGAAGCAGGGCTTCGTCGCAATCGCCGCACGAGCCGTAGCCAAGCGTCCGCATCGTGTTGCCGCCGAAGGCCACGACCTGCATCCCGCTCGAATGCATGGGCTTGCCGACCTTCACGCCAATGGCGGTGTTGCCGCCCTCTCCGGTTCTGACGTGATGCGCGATGGCGGCACCGGCCGTGCCGTTAGCCTCCAGCTCGTGAACCATGTCGTTCAGGATGAGGGCGGGGGTGTTCAGGCCCATCGACGGGGCTCCTTAGTGGAATGGTTGACTCTGTGTTTCGTTGTGTGCAGATTGCACCCATGTTTAGCAGTCGTCAACACACATTGTGCGCGGAGTGCATACATGGCGGATGAAAGGCGAGACGCCGCGATCTCCTTGCGGACTTTCCGGTCCCTGAAGGATTGGGTGGAGGCCGAGGCCGCTGCTGAGGGCCGCACCGTGGCGCAGTTCGTCGAACGCGCGCTGGTGGCGCTCAAGCAGTCACGAACCGCCGAGTCCTCACCCCCCGCCAAGCCCAAACCCTGATAGATCCAACCCCCGGCCATCACAGGAGCCCCTCAGGCTTCCACGCCAGGACAGCAGCCAGGACCAGGAACAGGACCGCCGCCACGATGAAAGGCGGGGCCACCAGGGCAGCCAGGAACTTGAACAGGGGCGCTTCCTCCTCAGGTGCGTTCAGACCAGCGACATCCACCGTGCCGGGCTTGAGGGGGGAGGAGGTCACGGGATACGCTCCAGCTCGGCCAAGATGCAGGTAGTCGGGTGGGTCTCGTCGGGCCAAGTCACCCAGGCGTGGCCGGGCGCAAGGCCAATGATCTCGCCGATGGTGTGGGTTCCCGGCGGGCTATTGACCATCACAACGCGGTCGCCCAGCCGTAACGGGCGAGGGACTATTGAGTGGATGGTGGAGACGTAGGCTGAGAAGGACTCTGGCGTTCTGTCGATTGTTTGCAGCGAGACGTAGGGCTCGGGATCGCTATACCCTCGGGTTGCCGCACCAATGATCTCGCATTCAAGCAGAACCCGGTCGCCGTCTCGCAGCTTCTTCGCTTCTTCCTCAGTCATTGGTCTCTCTCCTGAGAAGGGGTGGGGGGCATCCCGGAGGCGGCATCCACCGTCTGCGGCGACGAGGCGACACGAGAGGCCGGTGTGTTCGCTGCGGCCCGTCGCTTGGCGTCGGCGATCTTTTCGGCCAGGGCGTCGCGCTCCGCTGTCTTGGCGGCGAGGGCGGCGTCCAGTTGGTCAAAGGCCCTCGACACCGGAACCGCTTCGTCCCTCCGGTAGGGCGGCGGATCGTGGTATTCCCGCGCCTTCTCGAAGTCGAAGATGCCGGCTTGGGTGATGTCGTCCGTGTAGCCGGCCGCGCCGCCGTCTGACGACCGACGGTGCCAACGGCTCCAATGGTGCGACCAGATCATCCACGGGCCAGCGTCGGGATTGATCGGCTTGAACGGTTTGCGGCGGGCCATCAGCGGCTCTCCTGCGAACACGGTGACGATTGCGGGTCGCCGTTTGGCGTCGCCGCAGACGGTTGATGACACTCCTGGGATGCACCCACCCCTTCCCATGCCTGAACAGTGGAGAGGGCGGAGAGGGCTGCGCGGCACTCTTCTTGGGCGGCCTTGGCTTCCTCGATATCGCCCCGATAGGGGACTGCTCCCGTCACGGCGTCGAGCGCCCAGCAAGCCCGTTGAGTGGCCTTCCTCAGAGCCTTGACCACCCCCGCATCTGGGGAGGGGAGGAGGGCGGCGGCTCTCTCAAACAGGACCGCGTCAGCTTCCATGTCCTGGGCAACGTCAGCCGGCATCGCCGCGAGCCAGTCACCGGGCTCCGAGGCGTTGGTTGCGGCCAGCGTTGCCCGTAGGTCGGCGGCACGCTTCAGCAGTCCTTCCCGTACTCCCTCTAGGGGGGTGTTGGGGGGCCTACCGTTGCTCTCGGCTGCCGTCGAAGCGCTGGTCGTATTGCTCCCAGCGTCAGGCGTCGGCGTGTTCAGGGTAGGCGCACGAAGCCGATCAGCCGCCGCCGTGTTTCGCCGAAGTTCGGCGTCTTGGTCCGCCTCCGAATGTTTCGCGCATGGATTGATATTGGAGCAGATCAGGCAACGGCGGCTCATCCCTGTTCTCCGGTGGCTTTGGCCTCGCCGAACGCGACGAACATCTCGACGGTGCGCCTGGTCCCCAAGGCCCGCTCGATGGCGCCCAACTCCTCGCGGGTGACGCCGACCCCCAGAGCCACGCGCCGGAACGTCTCCGTTCGCTCAGCGAACCGCGCGCCCCACTCGCGGCGCAGATCGTCCCAGGCGGCCGCGCTCTGCGCCTCGTGGGCTTCCTGTCCAGGGACCAGTGCCTCGCCTTGCGAGCACGCCGCATCGGCGGTCGGTGACTGATCCCGGGAGAGCCCCTCATGACATACGGTCGGGGCGGAGAGCGCGGCGTAAAGGGGCTCAACCTCCTTCTGCGCTCCGACGTTGCTGTCGGTCGTGTAGTTCCACGGCGGCGACAGGGGGCTGTCTGGATGCAGGCCGGCGGCTTCCTTGGTCCATCTCCATCGCCAAGCCACGGGCTCCCCCTCCCTCATCGGGGAGGAGGGGGCGGCGGCAAGGGCGGCCAGCACCACGTCAACGGCTTCGTTGCGACGCTCGCGCTCCTTGCGGTCGACGGAGCCCTCACCGACATGGCCGGGGTCACGCTCAATGCCGAGGCGGCGAAGCGCGACGGGCAACGACAGGCTCTCGCCCTTCACTTCAGACATTGGGACGCCCCGCGATTTGATGGATGGGAAGGCCGGAAGTGTGGAGTTGGAGCGCGTTCATGCTTTACCCGTGGCGCGGGAGATGGCGGGCTCGCAGAAGGGGCACGGGAAGCTCCCGGCGCAGCGGTCGGTCGCGTTGACGCAGACCAGCTTCACGAAGCGGCCAAGGCCATCACGGGGTGCGTGGTAGACCGGTGCCGGCGCCTTCTCCCCTTGCGAGCGCTCTGTATGGGTATTCATGGGTTCCTCCCGGGACTGAGGCTGGCGTCTGTGAGTGGACGCGGTGCCGTGGCCCGCGCCACCTTCGGGGGTCGGCGTGTTCGTGCTCACCGCTGCGCCTTCGATGGCTCAGCCACCCTCCAAACCCGGAGGCCGCCATCGACCTTGCGCGTGAGGCACCACGCCGGGCCGCCAATCATTTGCGACTGACGACGGGCAGCCAGCGTCTTCTCCGGGGGGAAAAGAACACTCGCCCCGATGGGAGACTCCATCAGCTTCCGGATCACGCCCGCCACGCTTTCAGGGTTTCGGTGGCCGGGACCGGTGCGAGCCGGGATCGGAACGGAGGTTTCGATAGAATAGGTCATTCGCCTGTTTCCTGCGAATACTGGTTGTTGGGGATGGTGCGGGCTACGGCACCGCATCCACGCTGAGGCGGTTGCTCTTGGCCCGGGAGGCACACCTTCATCACCCCCTCCCTACGGAGGAGGAGACAGACCGCGCGGGCAGGTGAAGAAACAGCTCGGGCTCTACCGGCTTGCCGCCGTACTCGACGTCTGCATCCCAGTAGCCGCCGTCGTCGGGGAACCACGCCGCGAACAGCAGGTCTCCCTTGACGGACACCAGCACGGGGTTACCGTCCTTGAGCTTGTCGGGGCACTCGCTGATCGGGCGCCAAGAGTGACGGAACTTGAACCGCCGCAGGTCGCGCAGTTCCTTGGCGTAGGGCTCGAAGGCGTCGCCTATGGCGCGGGCAAAAGCGCCGCCCGGCTTCATGGACGCCTCAAGGCCCGCACGCACGCCGTCTCCAATCGGGTCGCGTGCCATCTACCCAACCTCCGCCAGCGTGGAGACAGGGGCGGGGGGCTTGGCTGCTTGCGCAGCTTTCCACTCAGGGAAATCCGGGAAGTCGGCGGGGCGACCAGCTTGGTTCCAGGCGATGTTCCAGTGGGCGACTTCGCGCTTTGCTGCGGGACCGCGCGCCTTGCGATAGATTTCCCGCCGGCGCTGCCACTCAGGGTCGCTCATGCTGGCGATAAGCCGAGCCTGCCGAGCGGGCGCGTGCTTCCAGGCGTTTCCGACGCTCATCTACGCCACCGCCATTTCAGAGACGGGAGCAGCGAGGGCGCGGGCTTCCCGCCAAGCGTTCCGGTATTGGTTGTCTGGAGCGTCCCAATCACCACTCAGGCGGCGGCGAATGGTGACCTCGTGATTGTGGCGGGCGACCTCGGCGAACAGCTCGCGGTGAGCCCAGGCGAAGGCGACGTTTTCAGCGGGGTCATGCTGA